CGGGTCCAGCGCCGCGAGCTCCCGGCGGCGCAGTTCGGCCGTGTTGCCCTGCACCTGCAGCAGCCGCTGCTCCAGGCCCAGACGCTCGTTGCGCACCGCTTCAACCTGCTGCTCCCAGGCGTTCTGCACTTCGGCAAACACCGGCGCCAGCGCCAGCAACTGCGCATAGAGCTTGCGCCCGGACTCCTTCGTGAGGTCCTGCGCCTCCACGAGCTGGCGGTACGAATCCTTGGTTGCCGGCACCGACACGCCGAGTTCGCCAAAGCCCAACGCCAGGGACTTGCGCGCGGCCTCGATGCGCTCCTTGTCGGTGTAGATCGCGCCGATGTAGCCCTGCGCCAGGCCAGAAAGCGCGTCGCTGCCGCCGACTTCCTTGGCGACGCTGACGAACTCGGTGGTTGTCAGGCCCAGCGCAACGCCCAGCGTCTTGGACGCCGCGACGAGCTTGTTGACCTCCTCGACGGCCTGCACGATCGCATCCATCGACGGCTTCTCGCCGATGGACTTCAGCACCTCGTCGGCCCAAGCCGGCAAGTCGGCCTTGATGAGCGAGTCGCGGATCACGCGCGCCGCGTCGTCGGTGAACTGCTGCAGGCCCTTGCCGGCGTCCTTGGAGTAGCTGCGGCGGTAGAAGTCCGTCAGCACCTCGCCATCCGAGCCGGTGATGGTCAGCCGTCCCGCGCTGGGGTCGGTGTTGTCGCTGGCGAAGGCGCCGCGCACCGTGACCTTGCCGAGATTGAAGGTGTCCAGCGTGGCGCCGATCGTGCTGGAGACGCCGCGCACCAGTTCCTCGACGGCTCGCGCCATGTTGGTGTTGGTCGTCTGCCCCGGGCTCCAGACCCGGTTGAGGCGCCAGCCGTCATCGGCGTTGTCGATGACTCTGCCGCCTGTGCCGTTGCTCTTGATCTCGAATGCCGAGCCGACGTGCGGCGTGCCGGACTTGTCGAGCGCCTTGGCGATGGCGTAGATGGCCATGGCCGCGGCGACGTAGGGACCTGCGGCCGTGAGGCTGGCGCCGAGGGACGAGCCTGCGCTGATGCTGGAGCCGATGGCGGTCATGCCCGCCGAGTTGTAGGCCGCCGCTGCGGCAGCCGCCTGTGACGCCGACAGGCCGACGCCGGCGCCGTAGGCCGCCGTCGTGGCCGACCCGAACAGCGTCCCAGCCCCGGAAATCAGCCCGCTGGCCGTGCCGGCAAGCCCTGTGACGTTGCGGTACGCGGAGATGGCGTTTGCAGCGTTGCCCAGCGTGCCCATGAACCCGGAGCCGCCGCCGCCCGTGCCGGCACCACCCGGCGTGAAAGCCGACGCGAGGCTGCCAGACAGCGGCTGCATGATGGCCTGCACCACCGGGCGCAGCACCAGGTTGGCAAACAGGCGCTTCAGGCCCGCCGCCCCATCCTCGCCGGCATTCATGATGGCGTCGGTGAGGCTGCCGTTGATCTGGCCGGCGGTGCGCTCCCACTCCTGCTGGTAGATGCGGGTGCCGGCCTGCGCCGACTGCCTTGCGGCGTTCTCGTTCGCCGCGGCGATCAGAACATCCTTCTCGGCCTGCGAGCGGTCGAGCTTGTTGATGGCCTCGATCTCGCGTTGCAGGCGCAGCTTGATGCGCAGTTTCTCCAGTTCAAGTTGCCGCTGCTCGTTGGAGAGCCCGACCATCGCGACCTCGGCCTCGATCAGGGCCGCGTTGTCGTTCAGGTAGCGCTTTTGCTCGTACAGCGCGAGAGCGATGGCGTTCATCGCGTCCTCTTGCTGCCGGCGGTAGTCGGCTACGGCCTGTTCGCCCTCCAGTTGTTCCTCGTAGCCGAACTGGTTCGCACGCACCTTGGCAGCGTTGGTCTGGGCTTCCAGCGCGCGCCGGCCGCGCTCAAGTTCCTCGTTGAGCTGCTTCTCGTTGAGCGCCAGCGCGGCGGCGAGTTGCGCGCGCTCGGCCGGGTTGTTGATGCGGGCCTGCGCTGCCTGCTGCTCCAGCACTAGCGTCTGACGCTGCGCCAGCAGCCGGTCCATCTCCAGCTTGTTGAGCGCGTCGAGGGTCTGTGCCTCGTTGAGCGCGCCCATCGCACGTGCCTGGTTGATCTCGCCCTGCTTGCGCGCGATGTAGTCCATCCACTCCGCTTCTTTGGCGCGGATGGACACGGCGTTCTCGCCGGTGTCGTACTTCTGCTGGATCAACGCAATCCGACGCTGGCGCAGTTCCTCGATCTCGGCCAGCTTCTCGGTGTTGCCTGCGTTCAGTGCGGTGGCCGCTGCCGCTTGCTCGTTGGCCTGGGCGATCTCGCGCTGCAGCAGGATCTCACGGCGCAGCGCACCCTCGCTGTCCTTGAAAAACTGGTTGGTGAGCTCCACAGCCCGGGCTTCATCTCCCTGCGCCGCGGCGAGCCGGTTACGCAGGCGGATCTGTTCGTTCAGCAGATCGACCTTGGACTGCTCACGGTCGGCTTCCTTCTGCACCTGCTGGTCGCTCTTGACATCGAGGCCCAGCGTGAGGCGCCCGCCGCTGGGTGGCGCGTTCGGCGGCTCCGCGAGCCTCTTGCGCAGCCGTTCCAGATTCGCTTCAGCCTTCTTGAGCTGGTCTTCCAGCGTCTCCGGACGGCCCACGTTGAGCAGCGCGTCCCACATGCCCTTGGCTGCGTCGCGCACGCCGCGCGCGGCGCGCTCCACCAGGCCCAGTTGCTGCTCCAGCGCCTTGGCCTTGGCCGTCATCGCGATGGCGTAGGTCTCCTGCGCCAGCTTCGCGGCTTCGTCCTTGCGGCCCTGCTCCTCCAGCGCCTTGATCTGGTCGTAGACGGCGACGGTGAGGAAGCGGTACTGGTCGTTCAGGCGCAGGATGGCCTGCAGCGGGTCCTTGGCGAGGTCGGCGAACTTCCCGGCGGCATCCTCTGCCGACACACCCATCTCGCGCACCATGCGCACCACGGCCTCGCCGGCGACCTCCAGTTGCCCGGCGCCGACGCGGCCGGTGTTCACCAGGGCGGTGAGTGCCTTGGCAGCATCGCCCTGCGTGCCGACGCTGGCGGAAATCTCCCGCGCGTAGGCACGAAGCCGGTCCGAGCTGGTGCCGGCGGCATTGCCGCTGGAGATCAGCGCGCGCTCGAAGGCGTGCGCCTCATCCTGGCCCTTGAGGAAGGCCACGGCCAGCACCCCGGCGGCGGTGGCGGCCATCACAAAGGGATTGACGGCGAACCGCAGGATGCCGGCGCCCAGTTCCTTGATGCCGCCCAGCAGCCCCCTGAAAGCACCGTCCGCGCTGCCGAAGATGTCGCGGAGCTGGCCGCCCTGCTGAATCAGGATCGTGAACGGATCAACCCCGCCCTGAAGCTGCGTGATGATGTCCGTGATCTGGGGTGCCACCAGGGCCATCTGTTGGGCCGCGAGTCGGCTTTCCTTGCCGACGCCCGTGAAGCCGCGCTCGATCTTGGCGAGCTCATCCAGAATGGGCTTGGCATCGGCTTCCCGGCCCAGTGCCCGCGCCTTGGCCAGCATCTGGTCGTAGATGCTCACCGTGCCCTTGCCCATGTCCAGGCGCTGCTGAAGCTGGTTGATGAACGCTCGCCCCTTGTTTGCGTCCTCGGCGTCCAGCGCGGCGCTGCGCAGTTCGTACAGGCGCTGGATCTGCGCCTCCACCTGCGGCCCAACGCCGGCAAGCGATGCCTGGAAGCGCTTCTCGGCCACCTCCAGGTCCAGCAGTTCGCGCGCGGTGCGACCGGCTGCCAGCGCTTGCCGCTCCAGCGCCTGCACCTGGCTGTCGATCTGCGCGCGCAGTTGCGTCCCGCCTTGGCCGTTGGCGGCCAACTCCTCCGCCTGCAGCCGCGCGCGAGAGAGGTCGTACCAAAGCTGGATCTGCCGCTCTAACTCCGGCCCGACGCCTGCCAGCAGCGCCTGGTAGCGGCGCTCCGCGGCGTCGAGCTCCAGGATTTCCTGCTTGGTCAGGTTCGCGCGCTCGGCTTGGCGCACGAGCGCGTCGATCTGCGCGGTGGTCTTTTCCTTCAGCTGCGCAGCGCCCTGCCCCAGAGCTTGCGCTTCGTCTGCGGCGATAGCGGCCTGGCGCAGGTCATAGAAGGCCTGGATCTGCTTTTCCATGGCCGGACCGACGCCGGCCAGCGAAGCCTGAAAACGCTTCTCCGCCACCTCCAGTTCGAGCAGTTCGCGCGCGGTGAGCCTCGCCCGCTCGGCCTGGCGCACCATGGCCTCGATCTGCCCGGTGATCTTGGCCTTGAGCGATTCGGCGTCCTGGCCGCCGGCGGCACGTTCCGTCGCCTCAATGCGTGCAAGCGACAGGTCGTGGAACTGCTGGATCTGCTTTTCGACCTGCGGGCCGACGCCGGCGAGCGACGCCTGGTAGCGCTTCTCGGCGACATCCAACTCCAGCATTTCACGCGCCGAGAGGTTCGCGCGCTCGGCCTGCCGCTCCAGCGCTTGCACCTGCGCCGTGATCTTGGCGGTGAACTCGTCGCGCGTGGCCTGCATGCGGTCCACCTCGGCAGCACGCAGCCGCGCGCGCGCCAGGTTCTCGTAGTCCTGGATGGCGGACTCGACCTGCGGCCCGATGCCGGCGATCAGCGCCTGGTAGCGCTTTTCCGCGACCTCGATGGCCAGCAGATCCTCGGCCGTGGCCTTGGCCTTCTGGCCCTGGAGTTCGAGTGCCGCGGCCTGCTCGCGCACCTTGGCCGCGAAGGTGTCGATGCGGTCCTGTCGGTCGGACGCGGCCTTGGCCTGGCTCAGCCGCTCCCACTGCTTGATTTGCTTCTCGATCTCCGCGCTTCCGCCCAACGCGGTGAGCTGCTGCCGCTTGTCAGCCGCCTCCAGCGCGATCAGTGCCTCGGCCGATGCCTTGGCACGCTGAGCCTGCTTCTCCAGGCCGGCGATCGACTCAGCCAGGCCCTCGCCGAACTTCAGCCGCTTCTGCTGCTGCTCCAGTTCGCGCAGGCCTTCGATCAGCGGCTTCAGGCGCTCCGCGTCCAGGCCCGCGCGGGTGCCCAGCAGCGTCTCGAAGCCGCGCGCCGTCTGCTGCGGGCCGAGCTCGAAGCCGGCCTTCACCAGTGCCTGCGCCTTGACGACCTGATTGCCGAAGGCCTGGGTCTTGCGGGTCAGGTTCTCCAGCGTGACCTCGGCGCCGGACGCATCCGCGCCGATGAGCAGCGTGGCCTTCTGCTCTTGCGCGCGGCTGGCGCCGGAGGAGCCTTCTTCAGCCATGGATCAGTCCCGGTTTTCGGCCATCACTTCGAGGGCGGTTCGCGCCATCGTCGTGATGTCGTCATAGAGTTCGTCGAAGTCGTCGTCCGACAGCCCCATGCGGGCCATCAGCGCCAGCGGCACGGTCATGTCCAGGGCGTAGGGCCCGCCCATGCCGCAGCGCCACTGGTCGTTGCAGCGCATGTAGAGCCGCAGCGCCGGCCAGTTTTCTTCCCAGATTTCGGGGAACGGCCGCGCGACCAGTTCGGGCGTCAGGCCCCACCGCGCCAACTCCTCCACCTTGGGCGGAGGGGTGTGCAGTGCGCGCGCAGCCGCGATCAGTTTCCCGAGCGGCCGTCCTTGAGCGTTTCGCCGTAGACCTTGGCCACCGCCGGCACGGTGCCGGGGTACATATCGACCAGGCGCTGCGCGTTCTCCAGCGTGAAGTCCTCATCCAGGCCCCAGCCCTCGGCCACGTCGATGAGGTACTGCGCACCGCTCTCGTTGATGGCGTCCGCCAGGACCGCGTCGGTGACCGCGGGCGCCTCCGCCGGGGCTTCCTCGCCTTCGGCCGGTTGCGGGAACAACGCCTTGGCACGCTCGCGCGCGGCGGCGTTGTAGGCGTCCATGAACTTCGCAAACTCCTTGCGGGTGCGGTACTTGAAGATGAAGGACACCTTCGCATCCTCGCCCTCGGGCGTGGGGATGGCGACGGTCTTGGTGAACGGGCCCGGGCGGGCCGTCAGGGTGATCTTGGCGGGCATGGTGTTGTCGTTGGGTCAGGAAGAAAAAGCCGACCTGGAGCGACCAGGCCGGTGAAAGACCCGCCGCGGCGCGCGGCGGGCCACCCCGTGTTGTGAGCGCCTTACGAGGCGTAGCGGTTGAACTGACCCAGCAGCGAGACGGTGGCCTGCACCGTGTTGGCCTGGCCCTTGCGGATCTGCGGGGCGTCGTTGAAGCTGACGTTGCCGAACCAGTACGCGGGGCCCGAGCCCGGCATCAGCATCTTGAAGGGGCGCTTGGCCGTGCTGCGGCCCGCCACCTTCAGCGCGATCTGGCCCGTCAGCGCCGGGTCGTCGGCCAGCGTGATGGTGATGCTCATGGGGTTGAAGCCCGCCGGGAGGTTGATGTCGCGACGACGCGAGAGCAGGCCAACCGTCGCGAACTTCGGGTCGCCCCCGTTCATGGCGATGTCGGTGACCTGGGCCACCTCGGTCCAGCCGGTGATCTTCTGCAGCGAGCCGGTGTTGCTCGACGGGGCGAAGTAGCTGGTGTCGGTGGAGTCCAGCCCTTCCAGGCCCACGCTGGTGCTGAGCTGGTTGATGAGGCGGAACAGCGTGGCATCGCTCTCCTCCCACAGGGAGTTCAGCAGCACCTCGTCGCCGTTGACCAGTCCGTGGCCGGAGGCGATGGTGGCAACCGCCGGGCTGCCCGTGGAGAGCGTGGCGTTGATGATGGTCGTGGACACGGTGCCGATGAACAGCTTGGCACCATCCGGAATCGCGAAGGACACGATTGCTTCCTTTCCAGGGCTTGACAGCCCGCTAGACACTTGCCCGAGCGGGCATGAAAAAGCCCGGTCATGCGAGTGCATGCCGGGCTGGCCGATGCCCTTTCGGGCGAGAGAGAAACGAAAAAGCCCGCTCAAGGCGGGATAATTCAAGTTGCTAGTTGCGTGCGCTACGTCGGCGCAGGTCTGTCACACCAGCAGGAGAAATCCTGCTGCTCACCGAACATTCCCTGTTCAGGTTCATCCCGATCCATCATGGCGCCGCTCGGCCGCGCCACCATCGCCTCGGACGCGCGCAGCGCATCCTCGATCGCGAGCATCAGCAGGTAGACCTGCTCGCGCGAGTCGCCCCAGCAGTTCACCTGCACCAGCGCGTTGATCTTGGACGGCCGCGCGTTGTCCACGAAGCTCACCGCCTCGCCGCCGATCTGCTGGATGGTGACGAAGGGCCGCGGCGTGTCGTAGGCCGCCGTTCCATGGAATGCGCGCCCCTCCACGAGGGGCCCGATGGCCTCCAGCATGAGCACCGGGATCACAGGCCGCGCTCCGCGAGTTCTTCGGCCAGGCGCTCGTTGAAGCGCCGGTTCACGGCCTGCAGCGCCTGGTTCCACATCGCCGCGAAGGTGGGCCGGATGATGGGATAGCCCTGAATCCACTTCGGCTTGTCCAGGGGCACCCAGTAGTTGTACTGGTCCGTGCGGTCGCCGGTCTTCTTGCGCGGCGGGCGCGGCTTGGCCTTGCCCCAGGCATGCGGCTGGCGCATCGTCCAGAAGTTGCCGCCAGCATCGCGCGTCCAGCGGAAATACTGCCAGTGGCCGTTCTCGACGTTCCAGGCATGCGGCGCCTTGGCGTGGTTCCAGCTGACGGCGTAGATGGCCCGCATGTAGCCCGGCGAGGCCTTGCGGTCCGGGATGCTCCTGTCATGCGCGAACTGGTGGTAAATCGCCCGGCTGAAGTTGCCAGTCTGCGAGACGCCCCACTTCGCCGCCTGCGGCGTGTTGGCCGCGCGCCGGCGCGCCTCGTCGCGCAGTACCACGGCGCCGGCGCGGGCCGCGCCGCGCGTGGACGCCTCGACGGCCTCGCGCACGGACTGCACCTGCTTGAGCAGTGGCGCCGGGTCGAAGGAGAGGTTGAAGCTGTTTGCCATGCTCAGACCCTCACGCGCGCCAGCGCCAGGCGCAGTTCGTTGATCGACGGCTCGCCGACGACATCGAAGAACGTCGGCTCCTCGACCGCCGCGGTGTTGCCGGCGAGGTCTGTCACGATGGCGCCGAGGTTGTAGCGGCCCACGGGCTGCGGACCCAGCGGCAGCGTCCAGTTCCGCCCCGTGATCTGGAGCCCGTTGGCCGTCGTGTACTGGCCACCGTTGACGTAGACGACGATCTTCTCGCCGGCGCCGGCACCCCAGCCGCCGAAGATCGTCACGGCCTCGCCAACCCGATACACGGCCTTGCCGGACCCCAGCACCGGCACCTGCGGCGGCTTCGTGTCCACGGTGACGCCGACGGTTTCCGAGAACGGGCCGAACAGTTCCCCGTTGCGCACCCGCGCAGCCCACGCAAAGAAGCGGTCACCCCGGTCTGTGTCGCGGTAGCTCCAGGTTGTGCCGACCACGTCGGCGATGCCGGCAAGCACATAGCTCGTCGTCGAGACCCCGGTGTCGGGATCGACTTGCGTGAAGACGCGGCGGACCTCGACCTCTTCGTAGTTCGCAAGCACCCCGGAAATCGTGCCCTGCAGCAGCGGCGCGCCGTCGGGGGTGTAACCCCCGGGGGTGACGCCGCCGATCTGCGTGATCGCGACCGTCTTCGTCGGGGCCGGCACGCCGGTGACGTTGTTGACGGCCTGGTTCGTGAAGGCCGGCGCGAAGTTGCCGGCCGCGTCCTGGAACCGTAGCGTCCCGCTGGTCGGAGGTGAATAGCTGACCCGCACCTCGCTGCCGGCCAGCGCCGGCGTGCGCAGGTTGAGTTCCACGGCCCGCAGCACCACCAGCACGCTGCGTCCGTCCACGACGACCGGAGCGCCACCGATCGTGACGCTGTAGGCGCTGCGGTCCGGAATGAAGCCTGCAGCATCGGCGAACGGCACCGCATCGCGGTAGTAGATGCGCAGGATGTCGTTGTTGATCGTGGCGCGAACCAGCACGGGAGCATCCCTGTCGTACTGGAACGTGAGGATGTTGCTGGGCTCGCTCGGAATGCCCTGGAGCAACTGGCGCGCGATCACGGTGTTCTCCCCGGGCAGGGGTGTCGGCGGCGTCGCGCTCCAGCCGGAGAAAACGTCGCGCGCGTACTGCACCACGGCGCCGGCCACGAGGCCATCCACGGCCAATGCGGCGCTGTTCGTGTAGAGGTCGTCCCCGGCCTGGCCCGTGTCCGAGGCGAGTCGCAGCGTGGGGGCCGGCGGCGGCTGTGGCGCCCCGTCCTCAAGGGCGGCGGGAACGGCCGTGACAACGCCCGGAGTCATATTCTGGTAGTCGGGCCCAGGCGTATTCCACTTGTTGCGAAAGAAGTTGCGGATCTCGTTCCACGGCACCCAAGGTGTCGCCGTCGGCACCGCATCGGTACGCGCACTCCAGTTCACGTGGGTGGCGTGCAGGCCTTCCTTGAACATGCCGCGGAACGTGACCCCAGCCGTCGAACACCGCAGGTACATCTTCTCGATGGTGATGTCCGGCGCCACGATGCGCGCTGGCTTGCCGTTCTCGTCGGTGTTGGTGTAGTCCTCGTGGCTCTTGGTTTCGTAGTTGCCGGGCTGGTTCGAGGGGCTGATGGCCGTCAGACCCCGGGCGTTCTTGTAGTGCCAGAAAACGCCGGGCAGCGGCGGGTAGACGCTGGGCGGGCGCTCCAGCCCGAAGTCGTCCAGCCAGTTGTCGGGGCCACCGATCGCAGTGCCGGTGACAAGCATCTCCGCAGGAAGACCGGACTCGGCATCATTGATGACGGAGAAGCCGGCATTGTTCGGAAAGTTCAGGAAGTGGCAAAAGATCGTCGTCGGGAACGAAACCTTGGCCTGCGCGTGCACCTCGCGGTAGGCCAGCGCCATCTTGCGCTGCCGCGACACGGCATCGTCGCCGGCGGCTGTACCCGCAGGCACCGGGCCCCACGACGTTTCGTTGAGGTCCACCACGGACAGCGCCGGATGGCTGTCGATGGCCTGGCCCATGCGCTGCACCAGCTTCTTCAGCCGGTCCCGCACCGGGTTCAGCCACAGGGCGGGATGCTCGTTGCGAGGGACGAAGTTCCCCGAGCCTGCGGGCTGCTCGATCTGCAGCCAGTTGTAGACCCCAGGCCCGAAGCCGGCCTCATAACCGGCATTGCCGGGACGCAGGTAGTCCGGCGCGCCGCGCCCCCCGTTGAAGCCCTTGATCGTCAGGAACGCCCGCAGCTTCTTGCCGTAGCGCTCGCACGTCGCCAGGTCGGTGACGATGTCGCTGAAGTCGTAGCTGTCCTTCGTCGCCTCCAGGAAGCGCCACGTGTAGCGCTTCTGGATGCCGATGAGGTTGGGGATGTCCTTGATCTGCTCCAGGTGGCGGGTGAGGCCGCCGTCGTTCCACTGGTCCGGAAGGTTGACGTTGTAGAGGAGCACGTAGTGCCCGGGGAACCACTTGTAGCGCGTGGCCATCAGTACGGGTCCGTGACCAGGATGGCGAAGTCGTCCACCACGACCCAGTCGGCGCTCCCGGCGCTCATCTGCGCGTGCAGCCGCCACTGCAGGGTGTTGACGCTGACATCGGGCAGCGTGTCCGTGGTGGAGGCCGTCGTGATGCTGGAGCCGATCTGGCTGGTTTCGCCGCCGACGCCGTCAATCGCGCCGACGCGGCGGATGCGCGTTGCGGTCTCCACGCGCCAGTGCGTCATGAAGGCCCAGGAGCGGGACGTGGCCTGCAGCGTGAAGCCGAACGAGCCCAGCAGCGGGTCGGACGCCGTGCCGGTGGTGCCGACGCGCAGCCCGAAGGTCACCGCGTCGGTCTGGGTGTTGTTCCCCTTGCGGCCAGCCACCCAGATCCGCAGCCGGCCCGTGATCGGCAGCACGCCCCGGGGCATGGTGTAGGCGCAGCCCGCCAGCGCGTTCATGTTCGTGTTGCCGGGGGCCGCAGTCTGCCCGGCCACCGCGTTGAGCGCGAAAAGCCTCGTTTCTTCGACGAGGCCGCCGCGGAAGAACCTGATGCCGCCGCCCACGTCAGAAGGCCTCGCGGAAGGCGAACTTGGTCCCGGCCACGGAGCACAGGATGCGCAGTTCCGCGCCGGTGACCATGTTCTCCGGGCACACCCACTCGGCACCCGCAGGAACGGTGATGCACTCGTAGGGCACCGGGTTGGCGCCGCTGTCGATCCAGAAGTCCGCCCCGTCGGAGCCGAAGTTCTGGATCAGCCAGCCGCGCCGGGCCACGCGCACGGGGGCAAGCACCTGCACGACGTTGGCCGCGGTGATGACCTTGGTCTGCGGTCCGGCCCAGGTGCCGGTGGCCGGAACGATCTCGGCGGGGCCGGCTTCGAGCTGGGGTAGCTGGATGGGGCCAGGGATGAGCGCGAGTTGCATGCGAGACGTGTCCTGCTTCAGCCGATGGAAGTGAGGCGGCCGGCGCCGTCGTAGCCCAGTGCGACGGTCTTGCCGCCGCCGGTGATGGAGGTCAGGCGCGGGAAGTCGTCCACGGTGGCGTAGGCCATGGTGTAGGTCGTGCCGTTCGTCGTGACCGTCGCCAGGGTGCCGTCCGTGTTCCACGTCAGCGTTGCGCCGGCATCAAGCTCGGCCAGCGTGTCGAGGTCGGCCGCGTTGACCGTGAAAGTGACCTTCTTGGTGCCGCCCACGAATGCCACGGGCACCGCTGCAGAGCCGGCGCGCGGCGTCGTGCGCTCGAACGAGCCGGCGCCGAGGTAGGTGCCCTCGCCGGTTTCCCAGTCGCCGGTCTCCTGGCCGTTGTTGTCCACGGCCGCAATGCGGTAGGACAGCTTCGTGCCGGTGGCGACGCCCGTGGACTGCAGGGTGCGCCGGCCCGGGTACGGCGTCGGCGTGACCAGCGTGATGTTGCCGGTGCCGGTGCTCGCCGTGGTCTGCGCGACGGCATCGAGGAATAGCTTGGCCATGGGGCTCAGGTTCTCGGGTTGATCTGCTCGCAGGCGAGGTCGATGCGGTTCTCGCGGCGGTCCGCCAGCACGGCCTGGATGTCCCACACCGCGCCGGAGCCGACCTCGACCAGGCGCATGCCGGAATCGACGCCGGCGCGCCAGCGGATGCGAAACGACGCCCGCACCGTGGCCATGTCGGCGCCGGCCTTGACCTGCTCGACACCGACGCCGAGCTTGCGGTTGGCCCAGACCTGCGCGACATCGGCCCAGGCATCCTTCAGCGGCTGGCCGAACTTGTCCTTGGCGCCGCTGTGGCGCTGCAGGGCCACGCGGGTGTCGAAGTCGGCGCCCATGGTCAGCCGTAGACCTTGAAGCCCTCGATGAGCCCGCATAGGTACGGCAGGGCCTGGAGGTTCCCGGCGCTCAGCGCCGAGGGGTTGTCGTAGAACGAGCGTGCGTGCAGCTGCACCCACTGCCGGATCGCGGCCGGCACCTGCGCCGGCTCGGTGCCGTAGCCGGCCACGTAGCGCACCCGCACGGCGTTGACCTCGTCGGCGGTCTCCGGCCAGGCCTTGCCGCGCGCGGGCACGAGCCACGCCGGCGCGAAGTCGTTGGCGTTGTCGAGCACGTAGTCCTGCGGGTCCAGCGTGAGCACTTCGCCGTCCGGGGCGACGAACTGCAGCGACAGCACGCGCTGCACGCGGGGCCACTCCAGGCGCACGGCGCGGCTGAAGCCGTCGGTGCGCATCTCGTAGCCGGTTTCCAGCAGCGTGCGCGCCATCTCCTTTTCGGCGAGCTCGCGCGCGGCGGCCAGCGCCAGCGTGATGACGCTGTCGGCCTCGGCGTCGTCGCACTTGAGGAAAGCGCGGGCCTCCTCCAGCGTGAAAAGCTCGCGTGCCGGCTCGGCAATCTTGATGGTGGACATCGGGTGCTATCGCCTCGGCCGCCAAGTGGGGCGGTGTTTTGGAGAAAAGCCGCAGCCACTGGGTGCGGGGACGTAGCTTCCTTCCGCGATGCTGGCCGACAGACCGACAGCCATAGTTTGCGTGAACGACACCAACGCTCCGCGCAGTACCGCATGCATGGCAGCACCTTCGACGCGCAGAGGTGCATGACGTGCTGGCGACTCGGTCTGCTGCAGCACCCGGATCTGTGCTGACAGGGCAACGCTTGAGCTGTGGGTGACCAGCGCTGCCGCGCTCAGGACTGCCGTTGTGACATTCGCGGATGAGGCAACAGCGGCACTTATTGGCAGGGAGGCCAAACTGTGTGCAGCCAGCACCGCTGCGCTGAGTAGCGCGGCCACTGAAGTGCTGGCGACTGGAGCCGCCGCAGCCTCTGGCTGCTTCACGTACCAAACCGGCGCGGTGTAGCCGAGGTCGCGCAGGGCTGGCCAGTTGGCTGCCCCGGTCATGCGGGCATAGCCTTCGGCGGCACCAGCAACGCCGTGCCGCATCGCGTAGACGATGCCGGGCTGCAGCCAAGTCCAGTATCCCGTCGGCAGAGTTGGTACAGCCGAGCCATCGCCGCGGAGGTTGCCCACCTCCCCGGGGTTGGGCTCCCCCAAAGTGTCCGCATAACACTCGCCCCAGTTGGCGTACCAAGGGCCTTCCCCGGTGTCGTAGTTCGGTGCGTTGGCCGGAGCGATGGAGATGGTGAACTGTGCCGCGTCGCGGTACAGGAACTCTGTGGGATCGGTGCCCCCCAGGCGCCCGACAATAGACTGAGCCTTCCACTCGAAGCAGGCGGCAAACTTGGCCTGGTTGTTTATCGGCAAATCCAGCGTGAGCCCATAGCCCCAGGACGCAGTCACGTAGTCCTGCATCCATGCCGCCTCGAAATACTTGCTGTCGTTGAGCGAGTACGAGGAGCCGGCCGCAGGAGCAGACGGGAACGGCGAGTCCACCAAGAGCGTTTTGGCCACGTTGTCATAGGCGATGACGGTGCGTGAATTGCCGCCGGTGGTAAGCGTCCAACCCACAGGACTCTGCGCTAATGCAAAGCCCGCCGGCATCTGGATCAAGGTGGCGGTTGAACCCGCAGCCACGGAGCCGGTTGCGCCCGTGTAGTCGGAATACGGTTGCACCCAACCTTGAGGATTGCTGGGTTGGGCAACGTAGCGCCCGTGCAGGTAATCGACGTTGTGCTGGGTAGATGCAATGAACTCGGCATGCAGCGGGTCTTCTGCCGGCGTGACGGATGCAGCCTGGCACAGCGTTCGCATCGCCCAGCCGGAGCCGCGCGTCGTATTGGCGCCAGCCTGGGACAGGAACAATCCCTTTGCGAACTGCCGCGTTGCGTCGATCTGCTTGAGGTAGTTCAGGGTCGCCGCAAACTGCAACTGCTCCAAGTGATAGAACCGGCCAGTAACAAGGTAGGCCATGTAGCCCACGCTCGGATGATGGGACGATGCCCACGTCGCCGGCGTCGCGCCTCCTGGCTGTGGCGTGTAGTCGTTAAGCGTGCTGTGTCCCGCACTGCTGACACCGGAGTTGGTGGCGTTCAGGCAAAGGCCGGGGTGGGCGCTGAAACGGATCGGGCGCTGCGTCGTCTCGTCGCGGTAGTGCATGCCGTAGCGGCCGGCACTGTACGCATTGCGGATCAGGGCCTCGTAGGGCTTGGCGCTGCCAGGGCACGTGAGATAGAGAACATCCCATTCTGGTATCAGGCCGATTGATGGACTGTAGCCGGCCGCACCCATGCCCGTGGGGTAGTTGCCTTGCTGAAGCGGCGTGTACGTCGCCGGCAGCGAGGCAACGATGTCCTGGCTTGGCGGCACCGTGGGCCAGTACGTGGGCACCATCTCCGTGGCCTGGAAGTAGGCCAGGTCGTGCTGCGGTGTCACGCGCGGATCGGCACCAAGCCAGTATGAGAGCTCGGCACCACCGCGCGGCGACGATGCACCGATGAGCGGCGTGCGGCAGTGATGCGGCAGGTCGATGGCCTGCGAGAAACGCTGTGTCGAGCCGATCGTTACGGTGTACGTCGCGCTCTTGTTCGTGGGTGCGGCCACATGCACGTAACCGTTCTCGATCCACGGGAGGATCTCCACCTGCCCAGTCGCAAACAACCGCACCTCCAGCCAAGCCACGAGGTGCGCATCGGAGCCCACGGGCTTGCGGTAGATCCACGACGACATCCGGTGGCCGGACACCCATGCAACATCGGGTCCGCCCTGACTCCAGTCCAGCGGCGCGTCCCAGTCAGTGCCAGCCCAGGATGCAGCGCCGAGCACACCGCAGTCGATGGTGACGGCCGCGCCGGTGGCGCGCAGTTCCGCTGTCGTGAGCACCGCACCTGTGGCGGCCGTGCCCAGGGAAAGCGTTAGTGTCGCCGCTGTGGTGGAGACATTGGCAGTCCCAGCCACCACCGCAAAGCGCAGAGAGCCGTCGGACCAATAGGCTTTCGGTGTGACTTGGGCATCTGCACCAGAGACTACGACGGTGCTGCCAGCCGGCACGCTGCCGCGCTTGAAGACCTGCCCAAGCACGAACGGCGCTGCGGCCTGCGTGCTGGCACTGGTGAGCGTGAAGGCCGTCAACACAACTGCGCTCCGGCAAACTCCGCAACCATGGTCAGGCCGCCTCCACCGTCACCGGACCGTGCCAGCCGGAGTGATCCTGCGAGGGGTCGCCGCTTGCATTGCCTTCGACCAAGTAGCCAATTTCACCCGGGCTCAGGGTGCTGGCGCCAACATCAATGTCAAGCATGCCGCCTGCGTCAGTGGCCACCCCGGTGACGACGACGCTCGGCGCTTGCAGCAGAATCACTTCCGGCTGATCGAAGAAGGCCACCGATAGGCCGGCGAGATTGGCAGCCGGCTGGCCACCAAGCGTACGCAAGATTAGGCGCACGCGCTTGGGCATCACGCTGCTGGCAGACCCAACGTAACCGGAAAGGATGGCGGACTGCACACCGGCGACGCTGACTGCGGCCGAGACCGCGGCGACAGCGGACTGCGTGGTCGCAAGCGCCTCAGCGCCGAGCGGATACTGCGCAAGGGAACCGACTCCCAGCATGTCAGCTCCCCGTCACTGTGCCAGACCACGGCTGCAGCGGGCTGCCGAGCGTCGTGCTCGCCGTGCCCGTGCCCACCGAGTACCCGTCGTTGTCATAGACGCAGTTGGCCGCCGTGAACGCGATGGCGCCCGCGCGCTTGCCTGCCGGGTTGGCATCGGTGCCCCACACCGGGTCACACGGCGCATCCGTGACGGCATGCGTGAGCGTCACCGTGCCGGCAGGCGCGCTGGCAAGCGTCAGCGTGATCGTCGTAGGGCTGGTGATGGCCGTCGCGCTGATCGTTGCCGTCGCTCCGTTGTCGAACACCCGGAACCCGCTCAGGCTCGCCCCGGTGCCGCCCGCGCCGTCCTGCAGCGCATTGCCGCCCGCGTGCGCGACGGTCACGGTGATGACTGCGCCGCTGCGCGTGGCGCCCGTGATGCGCGGGCCTGCGCCACTGCCACCGCGCCCGGTGTTTGCGATGCCCAGCGCCGCGAGCGCCGACTTCGCCACGCGCCGGCCGTGCCGGTTGTAGCTCTCGCCCGTGGGATGAACGCTGTCATTCGCCCCCGTGGAAGCGTCGTAAGCGTTGCATGCCAGGAACGCGCCGGGCGTGTTGGTCGCATAGTCCACCTGCGCGAGCCGCAGCTTGCCGAAGTCGCCTTCGAGCGAGCCGCTGAACTTCCCGGGCCCCGTGGAAATCACGCCGAATTTGAACGTCGCAGCATCAACGCCGGGTAGCGCCAAGCACTGCGCATGCACCTGCGCGAGTTTTTCTCTGTACGTCGTCGCCGACATGTCGGCTGCATCGGTGGGGCCTTGATACCAGATGACCATTTTCAGCGGCACGCCGGACGCCTGCACTGCGGCCGCAAACGTTGCCCAGTTGGCCCCCGCGCCAACCCAAGAGTTGATGCTCGATGCGCCCACTGCGCGCTCGATCAGGCACACATTGACGCCGAGCGCAGCGGCGATTGCATTGCCCAGGTAGACCGGAGCATCGCCACGGTAGCTGGGCTGTGTCGTCGTTGTGCCGGGCACCCCGGTGTACGGGGACGGCGTGCCTGGTGCCCCGTTGTCGTTGTAGTTGCCGAACCGAACCCGCGTGTTGCTGTTGCGTAGAAAGTGGGTCAGTCGGGAGTCGGCTAGAGGGCTGACCAGTGGCGTGCTGGGCCAGTTCGCCATTTCCGACTGGCCGATCAGTCCGATGCCGAAATCCGTGCCTGGAGTCACGGGCGGCGGCGTGGCGGCACCGCTGCCCGTGCTGCTGATGATGGAGCCAAGCAGGGCGCCGCGCTTGCGCAGGGCTGGGCCTGTTTTGCGGAGTGCCATGGATCAGCCGCCCGTGACCGTGAGCGTGCCCTTGACCTGCGGCGTGCCGCCGGCCGGCCACACGATGAAGTCCCAGGTCGTCGTGCCCGATCCGGGAGTGATGTAGAGGTTGCTGTTGTTGCCCCAGACCGTCGAGGGCTTCACCATCGGAACAATGGCATTCAGTCCAGACGACAGGTTCTGCGTCGCCGCCCTGTCGGATGTGGTCGGCGTCGTGCCGCTGGGTACCCAACCGGAATAGGCGCCGGTCGTTGCGACCCCATCCGATGCCGGCGCCGGGCTGATAGCCCAATAGACGTTCAGCGTGAACTGGCTGGAAGGGGCGATGACCTTCTTGCCGTTTGAGCCGGTGCTGAGCCCAGAGGCGTCGAACGTGCTCTTGACGGCGGTGCCGCTGTGGCCGGTGATGGTGTAGGCCGTCACCGCCGCTCCGGTCGAGCCGGTCGCGGTGTTGCTGTTCGCGCCGGTGCCGACACCGTTGACGGCTGCAACTTGGTAGTCGTAGCTTGTGCTCGCGGTCAGCCCCGTGACGGTCGCGCTCGTGGTGGTCGAGGTGCCGTCAGCAAACGTCGTCCACGACCCGGAGCCGGTAACGCGGTACTGGATCACGTAGTCGGTGATTGCCGAGCCGTTGGCGGTCGGTGCGGTCCAGGTGAGCGGCTGCGTCGTTTCGGTCGCAGTGCCCAGCGTCAGGCCCGTGACCTGGCCGGGCGCGGCTGCTGCCGTCGAGCCGGTAACCGAGGTGCTGTAGGCACTGGAGCCAGCGCCGTTGACCGCAGCCACCTGATAGTCATAGGACACACCCGGCGTCAGGCCGGTGACGGTCGCGCTGGTCGCCGTGCTCGTGCCGTCCGAGAAGGTGAGCCATGAGCCCGAGCCAGTCACCCGGTACTGCACGATGTAGTCGGTCGTTGCTGTGCTGCCCTCCGTGCCAGCGGTCCACGACAGCGGCTGCGTCGTCGTCGTGGCCGTGCCCAGCGTGAGCGCGGTCGGGGCGCCTGCCGGCGTTCCGGTAGCGGCAGCGGTGGAGCCGGTCGCGGTGCTGCTGTAGGAGCCAGAGCCGGCGGCGCTCACGGCGGCAACGCGGTAGTCGTAGCTGGTGCCCGCCGACAGGCCGGTGACCGTGATGCTGGTGGCCGTCGAAGCGCTGTGCGCGAACGTCTGCCAGGAGCCGCTGCCGGCGACGGCGTACTGCACCGTGTAGTCGGTGATTGCGCTCGTGCCAGTGCTGCTGGGGGCGGTCCACGTCAGCGGCTGACTGCTGGTGGTGGCAGTGCCGAGCGTCAGGCCTGTTGGTGCGCCGGGAGGCGTTGACGTGCCGCCGCCAGCGGCGCCGAAGAACGTTGATAGCGCCGAGAGCGTAGTTTTGACTTCGGTCGTGCCCTGCGTCACGGTCACGATGTCCGTGCCGGCAAGCGCGCCAGCGGCGGCAAGATCGCCAGGACCTTGCGACTGCGTGAGCAACCATGCCAGAAACGTGCCGGCGGTGAAGTTCAGCGGGTCACCGTTGGTGTCGAACGCCGCCAGCTTGATCGCGTTGCCGTCAGCAATGCTGCCGAGCGTGGGTGCGCTGGGTCGGGCGAGGCGCCGCAGCTGCTTCGCCGTGGCCGTACACACCACCTCCTTCGCCCCGGCGCCGAACGTGCCCACAGCCGTCTCGGTGCTGGTGATCGTCAGCGTGTTGTCGCTGATCGTGGCCAGGCCGGTCAGGCGCGCGCCCGTGCTCGGCTCGGAGACGGCCACCATGACGCCAGTGGCGCCGCTCGGGAACGCGGCGGCGAAGGTGCGGAAGCCCTGGGCGGCGCCACCGAGCGTGAAGGGCCCGGTGCCGGTAGCGGTCTCCTTGACGAGGTCGGCTGTTTGCATGAGGCGGTGTTTCCTTGGGCGGTTGCGGTTTCGGGCGATTGCGTTTCAGTGCGACGGCCGCTGCGGCACTTCGGGCCACGGCTGGCCGGGTTCAACCACGTCCGGGTCGTAGCCGCCGCCCTCCGGGGCCTGGACGATCACGACGGGCACCGGATCGGTGACCAGCGCATCCATCCCCAGCGAGAGGCTAGGGCGCATGAAGACGATGGCCGACAGCGCCAGCGCGCGCTCGCGCGGCAGGACGATGACGGCCGACAGCGGCGCTGAGACTTCCGGCGTACCGCCGACGAAGGCTGAGAGCGCTGCGGAGGCGGAACCCTCGACCTGCACCGCGGCCTGCACCTGCGCGGAAAGTGACCCTCCTGCACCCTGCACGACGGCCGAGAGTGCAGAAGCCAGGGCCGGCGAGTCCTGCACGGCGGCCTGCAGCGCACCGCTGAGCAGCTGCTGCGCAGCAACCACCGCCGACAGCGAGGCCGCGCTGCTGCGCTCCGCCTGCACGCCGGCATCGAACGCTGCGGCGGCGGCGGGCGACGACTGCACCGCAGCGGACAACTGCGCCCCCGCGCTGCCGCTGGCGAGCACGAAGCCGTCGAGCGTGGCCGCGGCCGTCGCCGGCACGGCCACGGCGCCGGAGAGCGCGGCGGCTGCGGTGTTGACCGCGACCGAGCGCGCCACCACCGTGGTGCCGAGCTGGTGCCACGCATACGTGCCCGCCCAGCCTATGTCGGCGGCCCAGGCCGCAGGCAACCCGTAGTCGAACGGCCGCACTGCGGGCTGGCCGGAGCCGGCGCCGCCGAGCTCCATGGCCAGCAGCGAGCGGTAGCCGGCGCCGCCAGTGGTGAAGACGTAGGCACCAAGCGTGGCCGAGGCCGTGCGCGGGCCGCTGCCCGCACCGATGCCGCCCGCTTCGAGCAGCGCCAGCGAGCGAAAGCCGGCAGGCGCCGCCTGCGGCACCGCTGCGCCGCCGACCTCCTGGGCCAGCAGCGAGCGGAATCCTGCTCCCATCTGGGCTCAGGTCCGAGGGTTTGCGTTCAGGACGCGCCCACGATCGGCTGCGCGCTGCCGTCCGTGGCGAGCACCTTGGTGAACTGCGTGGTGGTGCCGTCCACCGCCCGCACGGTGAGCACGTTGCTGCTCACGCTCCAGGTCGGCTTCAACCCGGTGACTTCCAGGAACTGGGTGCCCTTCACGAGGGCTTCGTACACGTTGGCCGGCAGCACCTCGCACTCCAGGCGCACGGGCAGGCTGCCGCTGACCTGCACGAACAGCACCAGCGGACCCAGGGTGTTCGTGTCCGTGGCGTCGAGCGTGGCGTGGTAGATGCCCTGGCTGATGGCCGTGGCGCCGCCGCTGTTCTTGTTCGCGAGCGTGGTGCTGCCGTTCTTCCAGAGCTTGATGTCCGTGCTGGCAATGGTCGGGCTCGTGACGCTGACGCCGTCGCTGCTGGCGATGAAGGGCCCGAGCGGCACGATCTGGCCGGCGGTGCTCTGCTTGAGGCGGATGGTCATGGCTGCGGGCCCTCAGATGCGAAGCGGCCCGCGCACGGCGGGCCTGGAATGGGTTTACGTGGTGGCGCGGGTCAGCAGATGCCCTGCTGCTTGCGGTGATGCATGGCCAGCAGCGGCAGCAGCGTGCCGCCGCCGCTGGCCGCGGACTGCACCTCGAAGGCGAGCCACGCCACGGCGTTGCCGGCATGCGTCTCTGACAGCGTGAAGGCGCTGGTGTCCGGCCGCGGCTGCACGGCAGGGCGGACCAGCACCGCATCCCACTGGTCGGTGGCAACGGCGCGCTCGATGGCGCAGTTCGTGCCGGCGGCGAACGTCGAGGGCACAGTACCGGCGGAAGTCGCCGCGTCAGCGGCCAGCAGCCACAGCGCGGAGCCGGCGGAAGTCGGCGTGATGGCCTGGCTCACACCCGTGGAGCCGGAGCCGCTGTAGACCTTGTCCAGTGGCACCGGGGCCGAGGCATGGCCGCCCGCATGCAGCGCAGTGAAGAGGCCCCAGTTCAGGTTCTGGCCGCTGTCCCAGTTCACGGTGGCGGTGCGGCTCTCCGCGCCGGCGGAGCGCGCCCACCATGCGGCGACACGGTTGAAGCCGTTGACCGCCACGTCGGCGATGAGCGTCCACGTCATCGCGGTGCCGCTGTTCGTGATGGTCAGGTTGCCGGCCGGATTGGCGTCCGTGAACACCACGGCGACCACCACGATGTCGTCGGCCAGGGTTGCCATGGCCGCGGTGGTGATGGCGCCGCCGAAGGCATTGTTCGACGAGCCCGCGACGGCGGTGCGGATGTTGCTGATGGGCATGGATCAGACCTTCTGCACGGCGCCGCGAGTCCAGTTCGCCGGGTCCCGGACGTTGCCGAACATATCCACGTTGTAGGGCGCCGCCAGCGCGATGCCCGGCGGGATGACGTTCGACGCCGGCGTGAAGTCCAGGCCGCTTGCGCTCACGAAAGGATCACCCCCCGTGGCGCTGGTGCCGTTGGCCTCGCCCCAGGTGCCGCCGGAGGCAATGAAGTGGTTGTAGTTGTGCAGGTTGACGTGCTGCCAGTTCTGCGTGGCCGAGTTGAAGAAGGCGTTGTTGCGCCAGTCGTTGCCGCTGGGCACCTCGATCACCATTTCAACGTCGGGCTGCACGTAGCTGCCGGTGCAGTTGTAGAACGTGTTGTTGTAGACCTTGGTGTTGTGCCAGGTCTCGCGGTCCCCGTTGGGGTTGCCGGTCCAGCCGCCGATGCAGCCGTTGGCCGCCGGCGCCCAGGTGCGGCTCGCAGGGCGGTAGAACACGTTGCCGTAGACGCGGAACTCGGCCGTCTTGTTGCTGCCGGTGGCCGACCACTGTAGGCCGCCGGTGCTCTGCACGTCGGTGATGATGTTCCAGCGCCAGGTCACGACGCAGCTTGTGCCGGTGGAGCCGTAGGTGGATGCGACCTCGCCGTGCACCGACGAGCCGAAGTTGAACCGATCGACGTAGCTGTGCTCGATGGTGTGGCCGATCGCGCCGGTGCTGGGCGCCCACACCGGGCACCGGCCGATGCCGAAGAACCAGCAGTGGCTCGCGGTGAAGGAACTGCCCTGCCCGGTGGAGAAGTTGACCACCGCGAAGCCGTCGTTGCCTGCCGAGCCGCCACTGGTGCCGGCCGAGTTCATGCCGATGAGCTTGACGTGGCGCACGAAGATGTTGTTGCCGCCGCTCATGCGGAACACCGGGGCAGAAGGGCTGGTCTGCGTGCACTCGAAGCCGTGGCCGCTGGTCCAGGCGCCGGGGCCGCCGCCGGTGACGCCGTCGAAGGTCCAGAAGCTCGAGGCGAACTCGTGCGTGCCCGTGAAGGCGCAGACGCCCGTGGCCATGGAGTTCGTCCAGCCGCCGCTGGCGTCCTCGCCATGGTCCTCGGCCGTGGCCTTCCTGATCGTGATGGGGGCCGTGCCCGACGTGTTGTAGGTGCGGGCGGTGTAGTTGCCCGCCATCAGGTAGTAGGTCAGGCCGCGCTGGAACGTGAGCGTGCTCCACTGCGCGCGGTTCGCCCAGGTGCTGCCGCTGCCGTTGCCTGCGGCTGTGGGGCCGACGTAGCGGAACGCCGCGTTGCCCGTGCCGGTGCCGACCACGTCCACCTGCGCCGAAAGCGACGCCTGCAGCAGCCGCTCCGCGCGAAGCGCAACGCTCAGCGGGGCTGTGGCGAAGCGGGTGAGCGACGGCGGCGGCGCCGTCTCGACGATGCGCGAGCGCGGCATGCGCCCCATGCCGGAGCGCGCACGAAGGGGACGGCCTGCCATCGCGTCAGCCGTCGATTTCCTCGACCAGCACCGCGATCGTCACGGGCCCGGTGCCGGCCGCGGCGCGAAAGCTCAGCTGGCCCGAGGCCGGCACACTGATCTCGGCGCCGGGCACGGCCACGAACTTGTCGATGCCGCCGTTGGTGTTGGGCCCGAAGGCCCAGATCGGCCGCGCCGCGAGCGTGGGCTGCGCGCCCCAGGTGGTGAAGGCGGAAAAGCTCGCCGCGGCAGAGTTGGAGTTGACCTTCTCGGCCGCGAGGGCGCCGCCGGCGCCGGTGCCGCCCGTCGAGCGCGACATCAGCACCTCGTTCGCACTTGACGTGGTGCCCATGCCCTTCAAGTCCACCATGAGCACGCGCAGCGGCTTGTTGTTGGCCGCGACCAGCGTGAGCAGGTCGGCCGAGGTGGACAGGGCCGTGGCGGTGCGCGTGATGCTGAAGATAGGCATGGGGCTGCTCGCGAAGATTCAGGGGAAAGCCGGGCTCAGGGGTACAGGTCCGCCCGCGAGACGATCACGGTCGTGCCGTCGAAGTACACGCGGACACCGTTGACCTCGGCCACGGCGAGCTCCACGCCCTGCTGCGCCTCGGTGCCGGCGTTGCGCACGCCGCGGCGGCGGAACATCACGCCGTCGGCCTCGGTGAGGATCAGGCGGGCAGCGCCGTTGCTCGCCGCGCGCGCGCCCGTGGCGGCGTCGGCGGCGATCTCAAAGGGGGTCGGGTTGGTCATACGGCGAACGATCGGGGCAGCTGCGGCTCGGCGCCGGGCTCGGGCACGAAGAAGGAGACGTTGACGCCGGCGAGCGTCACGCCGTTGCCCCAGAGGGTGATGCCGTCCTGGGTCTTAGCGGCGAGGACCGAGCGAAAGGCGCCCTGCACGCTGGAGTCGAACTCGCCGAACACCACGTCGTACTCGACGCCGGGTTTGAGGTCTTCGAGGTCGAAGGTGACATCGACGCCGATCACCTCTTCAAGTTGCTTGGTCATCGGCTGGGGCGTGAAAAAGCCGCCCGGAGGCGGCTTGGATGTTCTGGGGCTGCTGCGGGTCAGGTGCAGTAGCGCTTGTTGCGGACGATCTGGCTGACGGCGAACTGGCTGACCCCGTACTCGTCGGCGATGGACTGTTGGGAACGGCTGCTGGTGGCGTAGAGCGCGCGGATCTCGTCGGCCTGTTCCTGGGTCAGTTTGGCGCGGCCGTTTTGCTCGCCGGTGTTGATGTTCTTGCGCAGTCCGCGTTCCGCGACATCTCGCATGTTCTGCTTGTGGTCACCGAGGTACAGGTGATTTGGGTTGCAACACAAGGTGTTGTCGCACGTGTGCAAAACCATTGCGCCCTCGGGAATTTCACCTTTGACAAGCCTGTAGGCCAGTCGATGCGTGCGCCACTGCTTGCCCTCGTAGGACGCAACCCCGTAAGGAGACGAGTTGTTCGGTCCTTGCGATGAGAAACCGAGCCAGCGCCAGCATTCCTTCTTACTGCGCTTGTCCACTTGAACCCAGAAACGATCTTCGCGGCCCCTGGCCCAGCGCGCGCGCTGAACTTCGTCTTTGAGGCAGCCGCAACTCTTGGTTCTTCCGGTCCTGACCACCGTCTCAGGCAGCACCCTTTCTGTGCCGCAGATGCATCGAACACGCACGGCCGTGTGGCCGTGCTTGTCGATGCCAACCCTCTCAAGGATCGTGAGTCTGGATTCCATGGCGCACCTTTCGTGAGGTCGGGTGCGCAGTATATCTCAGACAAAATAATTAGTTATTAAATCTCATCCCAAGAAAAAGATGCGGTCTCCGTCGCCGTCAGCCCGCCCGACGCCGTGCTCTGCACTTCCATCATCAGCACCACGTGGTCGCCCTTCTCGCCGTTGCCGGTGTAGGGGCCCGCGCCCAGGCTCAGCGGCGAGGCGGAGGTGTAGGAGAAGAAGTTCGTGAAGCCGCTCGTGCTGGTGGGCTCGGCCGGCTGCGCGTAGTTCGTCACGGCCTTGGCCCACAGGTTGATGCCGGTGCCCATGCCGTTGGCGCCGTCGCTGTAGGCGCGGATGTTGGTGATCTGGGTGTAGGTGCCCCCGGTCACCTCCAGGCGCAGCCACTTCTCGAACGAGAAGTCGCTGCCGCTGGCGGGCTTGACCATGGGGTTGACCAGATCCACGGTGGCGTTATCGGCGTTCTTGAAGCGGATGCCGCCGGAGGCGTCGGTGGCGGTGCCGCCGGCGCCCGTCTTCTGGATGATGCGAACGGTAGCAGGCATGCGCCTCCTCCTTCAGAAAGTGAAAGGGCCGCCTCGCGGCGGCCCGGTGCGTCAGCGGATCAGGCTCAGACCGGCTGGCTGGCCGGGTAGCCCTTGACGGCGGTCATCGACAACTCGATGCCGTTGGTGTGCGTGCCGGTGTAGTCGGCCACCACGCGCGAGTAGCGCTTGTTGCCGATGTAGCCAACCTTGTAGACCGCGTCGTCCTCGGCGTTGTCGTCCACGGTCAGGAACGTGCCGTTGGCATCCACCGCCACGTAGGGCGCGGTCGTGGACTGCTTCACGTCGTAGGCCCGGGTGACGGCGTTCCAGGTGGCGCCGTCGTCGGACTCCTGCAGCTTGAAGTCGATCTTGACCGAGCCGGAGAGCGTGTCGGCCGTGATGCCGACGTTGACGACATGCAGGATGGCGTCGAAGCCCTTGCGGTCCACCGCGGCGCCGTTCTGGTCGGCGGTGTAGACGGCCGGCGACAGCGTCTGCTGCAGCGCCAGGTTGGAGAAGAGGTCGCGCATGACGATTCCTTCGATGTTGGGTGTTCAAGCAGGCCCGCGCAGCGGGCCCTGTTGGCTGGCTGTCGGGCCGATCAGGCGGTGCCGATCTTGAGCTTCTTCAGCGCCTCGCTCTTTTTGACGCCGCCGCCGACGCGCTTGCGCGCGCGGTACACCACCAGGCCGTCATCGGCGCCGGTGATGTAGTCGGGCATGAAGCCGAGACCCACGCGGTCCACGATGGTGTAGGCGCGCTTGAAGTCGCCGAAGGCCACCGGGTAGGCGCCGGCGCCGACATCGGGCATGTCCGGGAACTCGACGTAGGCCGTGCCGTTGATGGTGTTGGGCGCCGCGTTGGCGATACCGGCCACCCAGAGGTACTGGCCCTGGTTGTCCTTGAGCTTGCGGATGTCGCGGATCGTGCGGCGGTTCATCGCCCACACGGCCGAGCGGGTGTAGACCGTCTTGAGCTCGTAGAACAGGTTCAGCAGCCCGTCGGCCGTGATCTGGCTGGCGTGGCCGGAGACGACCTCGCCGATGCCCGACGCGACCAGGAAGCCTTCCATCTGGTGGTTGGCGTTGCCGGTGCCGCTCACGGACTCGATGCCTTCCTTGACGGCCATCTGTTCGGACACCTCCTCGCGCAGCTCGGCCATCAGGTCGTAGCCGCTGTCTTCGAGCATCTGCTGCGAGACCTCGTGGCGCGCGAACATCTCGGGCGCCAGGATCTCGCCCATGCCGTAGCGCGGGTCGGTGCTGTTGGGGCGCGGCTGCACCTCGCCCACGCGGGTGGCGCTGCCGGTGCCGATGCGCTTGGGCCACTTGTAGGAGTGGGCGCCGATGGTGCGCACGGTGGCCAGGGCGCGGATGGGCGACATCTCGATGATGTCCTTGAGGATCGCGCGCTCCAGGTCCGGGGGTGCCAGCAGGTAGCCGGCCGAGGCGTCGTCGCCCTTGACCAGGGCGGCCATGTGCTGCTTGAGCAGGCTCACGTCCTCGGGGGCGCGGTTCTCGTGGCGGGTGCGCATGACGCGGTCGAACGCGGCGCGCAGCTTCTGCGCATCGTCCTCGCCCTTGGCGCCGCCGCCGCCGACCGCGGCGCGATTCAGCAGCGTCTCCAGCCGGTCCAGCTGCTCCTGCTGGGCCTGCTGCGTCTTCTGCGCCAGCACGATCTGCTGGTTGGTGTTCTCGTACTGGTCGAGCTTGTCGCTGATCTTCTCGACCTTGGCGGTCAGGTCGCCCACGGCCTTGCCGTCGGCCTTCGCCGCGAGCAGCTTGTCGTTGTTCTCACGCAGCTGCGTGACGGCTTCCATGACTTCCTGGACGGCCTTCTTGGTGTCGTCGGACATGACGTGTTTCCTTCTGGAATGCAAAAAGCCCGCTGGTGCGGGCTTCGTTGGGCTGGTGGGAGGGAGCGGGCTCTAGGCGCTCGGCAGGGCCTTCAGGAAGGCTGCGAGGCGCTGGAGCTCGGTCGCGCCCTCGTCGCGAGGGGCGGGTGGAGCCGCGGCCGGCGCGGGCGCGGCGGCAGCGGCGGGTTCCCGGATCTCGTCGCGAGGCCCGGTGTGCAGTGCGGCCTTGGCCAGTGCGATGGCGCACTTGGCGTCGGCCGCGGAGAGGCCAACCACGTCGCGCAGTTGGCGTTCAAGGATGCGGACCTCGTTGGAGGCGCTGGCGTCGTCGCCGCCGGCGTCCAGCAGGTCCTGCGGAGCGTTGCGGAAGAGGGGCAGCATGGCCGAGCGCGCGTGCGCGCGGGCGGCCTTCTTGTCCTCCTTCTTCTTCGCCGGCACCAGCACGTCGGCGAAGCCTTCGTCCACGGCCTTCTGGCCGCGGAACCACGTCTCGGCGTTCACCCAAGCCTGGATGTCGGCGCGGTCCGCGCCGGTGCGCGCGGCGTAGATGTCCACCAGGCCCTCCTGGAGCCCGTCGAGCACGTCGGCCTCCTTGCGCATGGCCTCCGCGTCCCCGATTGCGAGGCTCCACGGCTTGTGGATCATCATGCTCGCACCCTCGCTGATGCGGATTTCGTCGCCGGCCATGGCGATGATCGAGGCGATGGATGCCGCGATGCCGTCGATGTGCACGATGACCCTGGCCGGGTGCGCGGCCAGGGCGTTGTAGATGGCCGTGCCGTCGAAGACAGCGCCGCCGGGCGAGTTCAGCCGCACGTTGAGCGTGCTCACGTCGAGTGCGGCGATCTCCTTGGCGAAGTCCTCGGCCTGCACGCCATCCCACCAGCCACCGATGTCGCCATAGATCCACACGTCGGCGGTGTCGGCTTCCTCGGTGCTGGCGGCCACGCGCACGTGCCCCGGGCCCAGCGCCTGCGGTGCGCGGTTGCGCGCGGTGGCCGACAGGGCGCTCAAGTCGATGATCGGCTTGGCCATGGTGTTTCCTTCCTGCGTGTCGTCGTCCGCGGCCGGCAGTTCGGCCAGGACTGCGGCGAGCGCGTCTTGCGCGTCGCGAATGCGTTGCTCGTTGCGCGCGCTCAGCACGCGCCCGGCGTTGTTGCGGTTGCCCATGGGCTACTCCTCGGCGGGAGCCGACGCCGGTTCCGCAGCCGGCTGCTGCAACCCGCTCGCGCCCGGCACCGGGTCCGGTGTCGGCTTGCTGGCGTCGGTGAGGTTGAGCTGCACGCGGTAGGTGTCGCCGCCGTCGTAGGGGTTCATCTCTTCCAGCGCGCGGATTTCGTTGGGGTTGATGGCCCCCATGTCGAACAGCGAGCGGTAGAAGTCGGCGCGGTCCTTGTGGGCGCCGCGCATCAGGCCGTTGGGGTTGAACTTCGCGTAGAGCCCGCTGCGCATCTCCGCGTCGGTCAGCAGGTTCACGTCGATGCTCATTTCCAGGCGCCGATACCACGGGGCCAGGCAGTGCACGACGTGCGCGAGAAACATCTGCTCCGCGCTGGCGTAGGTGGCGGTCTTGTCGGAGTAACCGACCATCAATGGCGCGCACCTAAACGCCCGGCAAATCTCTTCCACTTGATGACGACGCACCTCAAGGTGCTGCTGGTCCACGCCCGTCATCGTGGTGGGCGTGTACTTGGCCCCGCGGTCCAGCACGAAGGGCCGGAAGCGGTTGTCCCCGGTGACCTGCGTGGCGATCCAGTCGCGCAAGGTCTTGTACTGATCCTTGTTCAGCGTGCCCTCGATCGAGTACACGCCGCTGGTCTGCCCGCCATTGGCGTGCATCACTGCATGCGACTCCTCGGCCGCGATCGACAGGCCGATGGCCTCGCGCGCCAGATTCAGGATCTGCAAGCCGTCCTTCAGGTCCCAGGCCGGGCCCTTGACGTGCCACACCTGATCCGCCGAAAGCACCGCGTACTCGCCGTTGCGGCTCGTGACCCGGTACGTCAGGCGCCGGAACTCGTCCTGCTCGACCTGAACCTCATTGGGCAGGAACGGGATCAGCTCGCGCACCTGGCCGCGCACGACGTTCTTGAACGCGATGAACCGCCCACACAGCGCCGTGTGGAAGACGACCTGCTCGAAGAACTCAAAGCTCGTCTGCCAGGGGTTCGGCCGGCGCGACAGCAGCCAGTGCAAGGGATGGTCGTCAGCCACGTCGGAACCGCCGGCCTCGCCCTTGCGCTTGCGGTGGATGGCGAACGGCACCTGCGCCACGCCTTCGGCGATCACGCGCAGGCAGGCCAGCACCACGGTCACCTGCAGCGCCCGGTCCACCGTGACGGCCATGCCGGACTTCGCCCGGCCACCGAAGCCGAAGGACTCCCAGAAGCCCTCACCACCCCAGGCCTGCGCCTGGCGCTCGCGCGGCGCCAGCAGTTTCCCGAAAAAGCTCACCTGCTTCAGCCGCGGCGCGCCGCCAGGATGCCGGCCACCAGCGCCAGCGCGCCGCCGGTGAGCCAGCCCGCCGCGGGCAGCAGCAGCCAGGCGCCGTGCGCAAGCGCGGCCGAGCCGCCCAGCACCAGGGCGTCGGGGATGGAGGCGGCTGCCAGGGCCGCGCATGCGCGGCTTCCCCGCACCAGGCCGGAGGCGAGGCGCGCGGCGGTGGTAGAGGGGTTGGACATGGGCTATTCCCAGAACGATTCTTCGGCGACCGGCTCGCGCGCCATCAGGCCCACGGCCATGACGGCAGCCACGATCAGGTCGATGCGGCCGGTGGCCTTTTCCTTGGACAGCTTGCGGTTCTCGGCGTCGTCCTGGACCGTCACGGCGTTGCTGGCGTTCCAGTTCAGCACCGGGTGGTCGGCGTGCGCAAGCTCGCCGTTGAGCAGCATCCGCTCGAATTCCTCGATGGCGGGGCTGATTTCCTTGTATCCCTGGCCGAAGGGCTCCATCGGCGGCAGGCTGATGCCTTCGTCCGATGCCAGAGCGATCAGATCCTCGATGCGCCAGCGGTCGTAGGCGATCTTCTGGATGTCGAAGAACTCGGCCAGCGCCGTGAGGCGCTGCAGCACGACGCGCTTGCTGATCGCGCGGCCCGGCGTGGTCTCCAGGAAGCCCTTGGCCTTCCAGGCCACGTAGGGCACCTTGTCGTTGTCGGCCTTCTTCTGCAGGCCCTCGTCAGGCAGCCAGCAAAACGGCACCAGCAGCCAAGGCTCGCCACTGCGCTCCGGCTCCACCAGGAACACCAGGCCGGTGAGGTCGGTGGTCGATGAGAGGTCCAGCCCGCCCCAGGCGCGACGCCCGCGCAGGTTGCGCCAGTCGAACTCCAGCTTCACCGACTTCCACACGTCGGCCGACAGCCATGGCGATTCGGCTTCGGTCCACTGGCAGAAGTTCAGGCGCCGCACGATGGCTTCCTTCGACGGCATGCCGCGCGCCTCGGTGACCTGCTCGCGCAGGTACTTCATGCCCGGCAGGTCGGCGTCCTGAAGCGAGGGGTTGGCCTTCACCCAGCAGGACTCGTCCGCGAAGGGGTCGTCCTTCTCGTCCAGAGCGCAGATGAAGGTGAACAGGGCATCGTCTTCGAGCGTGCCCGCGGCCACCTTGGCGCCGTACTCGTGGTAGTGCCAGCAGGGGCTTTGCTTGTTGGAGCCGCTGTTGGTGATGATGAAGATGAGCGCCTGCCGCCGGCTCTTGGTGCCGGCGCGCATCATCTCCACGACCGTGTTCGTCTTGTGCTCGTGGAACTCGTCGATCAGCGCGATGTGCGGGCGCGGTCCGCTCTGTCCATCGTCCGACGACACGGGCCGGAAGAAGCTGCCGGCCTGGAGGTAGGCCAGGTTCCAGCAGCGCTCACCCGTGCCGCTCTTGGTCAGCCGTTTCGCGAGCTCCGGCGACTGGTCCACCATGGCCACGGCGTCGCGGAAGAGGATCATGGCCTGATCCTTCTTCGTCGCGGCGGCATAGACCTCGGCCCGGGCCTCGTTGTCGGCCACCATGCCGTGCAGGCCGATGCCCGCCGACAGCGGACTCTTGCCCGAGCCCTTGGCCGTCTCGATGTAGGCGACGCGGAAGCGCCGCCAGCCGTCGGCGCCTTTCCATCCGTGCAGGCTGCCGATGACGAACTGCTGCCAGGGCAGCAGCACGAAGGGCTTGCCCTCGAAGTCGCCGCCGTTGAGCTTCAGCACCTTCTCGAAGAAGCGCAGCGCCTTGTTGGCGGCGTCCGAGTCCCACTTCAGGCCGCGGGCCGGGCCGCACTCCAGGTCGCGCAGGTGCCGCGCACACGCGGCGCGCACATGCGGGCCGGCGATGCGGACACCGTCAACGACCGACTGCGCGTAGGCGGTGACGGGATCGGTGGGCGGCGCCTTCGCTTTATCCGAAGAATTCGCTGAGCGGGTCCTTCTTTTCGGCGTCGTCGGGGTTTTGGACATGGACCTTGCTTCTTGCCGCCGGCGTCAGCCCGAACTCCACCAGCCACGCCTTGAAGCGCCGGTCCGCGTCGGCCAGCATCGCCACCGCCGGGTTGGCCTTGATGACGGTGTCGCCCTGCGTGCTCGTCGTCGTGTAGGTCGCGCCGCTCTCGTCCACCAGCTTCTGGTAGGTCAGGATCTCGGCGTACACCGCACAGCCGCGCTCCAGGGCGTAGGCGTCGGCCTCGGTGAGCACGCCCATGCGGTCGAGCAGCACAGACATGCGGCCCCAGGCGACCTTGGCCTCGTCGGGCAGGTGCGCGGGGCAGCTGGGAATCTCGCGGCGCGGCTTGGGCTCGCGCTTGTTGAGCGGCTTCTTCCCAGGATTGCCGGAGATTATTTTTAGGTGCGAGGGCTTCGGGGGCGGGCCCGGCATGGCTATTCCTTCACCGGCCAGCCATCGAGTCCGATCCGGGGTCTTGGCCGATAGCCCAAATCCTTGCGGGATTTCTCTTTGTGACAATCGTCACAAAGAGATTGCGCGTTCTCCGTGCGCCAGGCGCCGGTCGCCGGGTCAAAGAAATCATCGCCCCCGTTGGCCAGTGCCTTCACATGGTCTAAACAGGTAGCGAGCGTGACCCTTTGCTTGCTGCTGCACCGCACGCAGAGCGGGTGCATGCGCAAGTACCAGTCGCGGAACTGGCGGAGACGGTGGCCGCGGACTCGTTCAGTCATGGCGAGCCGGACATGAAAAAGCCCGCCGGGCGTGCGCGCGGCGGGCTTGGTGATTCGGTTCGGTGCTGGCCTTCAGGATTCGCCCGGGAACGCTCCGCCCTTGAGGGTGGCGGGGGCCGTCAACCACGGCGGCGAATTCGTTCCCGCAGGCAGCACCGGAACGGGACGTGGCGCGATTCTATGCGCTGTTTGCTTGCACACGCAACGCCTGCCGTCAAGACGTTGCGCGTTTCATGTGTGTCAGCCGATCAGCAGAAGCTGTCCCAGCGGCTTGGCGCCCTTGTCCCAATTGCACTTGCGGCAACAGCAGGCGACATTTGAATATGCGTGCTTGCCGCCCTGAGATATTGGAAGAATGTGATCTAATTCAGGCGCATTGTCCGCATAAGTTCCGCGCTTCGATTTTGGCGTCTTGCGCCTGCACAGGTGGCAGCGCCACCCGTCGCGCTCAAATACCTTTATCGGATTGACAGGCTCCGAGGTCACGCCTCTTTGGCGCATCTTTCGAGCCACTTTGCTTATGCGCACTGCCGCTCTTTTTCTGGCGCGGGCGCAATCAAAACACAAGTCTCGCCCCTTGTTTCCGTATAACGGACAATACTCAATTCCACATTCTTTGCATTTCACTACAGCGCCGGCATCATTATGCTTCTTGAGATTGGCGGCGTAATTACTTTCGCTGCTTTTGACTCGCTCATACTCTGTTCTGCACGGATCGCATCGCGACTTCATCCGACGACTGCCGAATGCTTCTCCACAATCAGAACAATAAATTGCATAGTATGTGCAATATGTTTGCTGAGAATGCTTCTTCTCAAACTCCCGCGTGCGCTCTGGATTTGCTATTCTCCAGGCTTCAGTGGCGCATCGCTTACTGCAATACATCCTCTTGACATTTTTGACACTTATCTCTATCCCGCAGTGTCGGCAGTGCGTTGCGTCTTCCCGAATTTCACCAAAACGCTTGATGTGCTCATAGTGCCGCGTGCAATAGCCTAGCGAGTCATGCTTGCCTTGGCAGCCTTCGACGAGGCAGCCGTAGCGCCGGACGCGCCTTGGTTCAGGCTTTGGCTTTTTGGGCTTTTTCGGCGGCGCCGGGACGCAGTCATAGCAGTGCTTGCGCTCGCGGCCATTGCTGAAAAGCGGCTTCGGATGTTCGCAGGCATGCCGACTGCGGTGCTGCGACAGACATCGCTCCGTCCCGCACGGGACGCAATACTTCTGCCTGCCCCGAGTCACGGCGTAGTCAGCCCCGCAGATCACGCATTGCTTGGTACGCGGCTTCTTGGGTTCATCAATCGGATGCTTGCGCGGCCGACCCGCGCCAGGCCGCTTGCCACCAGAGTTGGGGCGTGGCCCACCCCGCCCTGGGCGTGAACAATAAACCAGCCAACGCAGTGAGCCTTGCAGTGCGCCGACCTTCAGGCGCTTATAGTTGCCGTCGTCCATTTCAACCTCTCAAACAGGTTGGGGTGGAAAGAGGCTCGGTGGTGTTGCAAGCACTTCCGAGCCTCGCCATTTTCGCTTTCAGGGCGAAATACTGGATAAAAACCCATGTGTGCGCGTGCCCAAAATTTTTCCTCTATCCCTCGGCGGTGCGAAAAGGGATAGACAGGTGGTGTTGTAATCGCAGGCTGGCAAGACCTGGCGCCGCCCCGGGGGTGGCGGCTGGCCGCGCCAGCGCGCCGCGCGCCGCTCCCCTGCTCCCCTGCCGCTCACCCCTGCCGCGCCAGCACTGGCCAAGGTGGCGCGCGCCGCGCCGCACCTCCTGCCGCTTGATGCGTGGCGCTGGCGCTGGCCGAATCGGCGCGCCGCATCCCTGCCGCTCCTGCTCCTACCGCACCAGCTGCCGCGCCGCTCGATTGACTGCCGATCCGCACCAGCGCGCGCCGTTTGATGCTGGCCGAGTCCACGCGCGCCGCTCGACCTGAGCACGCGCGCCACCTCCTGCGCCGGTATGCGCTGGCCGAGGTGAGCACGCGCGCCGCGCCGCTTGACCCTGGCCACGCTGGCGCACCAGCACCAGCACCAGCGCGCGGCGCATGGCTGCCTGACTCGACCCGGGCGCGGAGTTCCAGCGCGCGCCAGCATGCAAGCATGCGATCTCGAGCACGCGCGCCGCGCCAGCACCGGGCCCGGGCATCCCTGCCGCGCGCTGGCCGAGTGCCTGCCGCTTGATGCTGCCGCGCGCATGCCGTGCCGTGGCTGGCGTGGCCCGGGTTGCCCGTGGCGCGCCGCTCCTGCGATCTCCTGCCGCGCGCTGGTGCCTGCCGCTGGCCGAGTGGGGACGCCACTCCCTGCACTGGCGTCCCCACTGCAAGCCATGGCAAGCCGCGCCGATCCGCAGCGCTGGTGCCTGCGGCATCCCGCCACACTGCGCCAGCGCTGGCCGCTCCTGTCGATCCATGCCGCGCGCGCCACGCTGGGCCCAGACGCACGAAAGCCCGGGCAAGCCGGGCCATTGGGGGGCACAAAAGCAAAAGCCCGGGCTGTCCCGGGCTTCGCTGCTGAGGTGAGGTGACGCTAGACCAGCGTGAGGCACCCGATGCGCACGGCGTGCATTATTCGCTTCGTCTCTTCTTCGTCGTCCCGCTCAACTGCATTCAGCAGCGGCATGCACCACTCCGGGATGCGGTACGGTACATGCCGCTTCTTGCCGTCGTTCGCTTTGCGGTACTCGACCATGCAGGCATCGGCCACCATCTTCTTTGCGGCCAGTTGCCATGCGGCATAGGTAGTCGTCAGTTCCATGGCTCACCTCTCACAGATCAAAAGCCGGGTCATATTCAAACTCACATGGCCAGAATTCACGCCATGCGCGGCCATCGTCCAAAAGGACAAAGACCCGGCCATCCTCGACCATGTACGCCCCAGCAAAGCCAGCTTTCACCTCCTGCTTTGCGTGCTCGATTGCTTCGCCGATAGTCATGGCGCACCTCACATCCCAAAGTGTGAATTGAGAATCCCGTGCTTCTCGGCGCGCGGGTGGTCCGCATCAAGCCGCACAGTACCGAACGCATAGAACACTGCGCGCGAGTCCATTTCTTCCGCTTTGGCGCGGACCATGTCTACGCGCGCCAGCGCTGCAGCGTGGTTGTCCACGAACGGGCCCAAGAGCAGCCCTACGCGCTGACCATCGACGACGGACACGAAGTAGGCGCCCGGCTTCGTGTCGGGTTGCTGCCCCTGGGTTTCGGCAGCGTGGGTGTAGTTGGCAATTGCTGGCATGGCTTGCACCTCAGACCAGTTGCGCCGCTTGTTCCATCCGCGTGGCGGACTTGAGCATCATTGCGGCGCGGTGCCTCAGTTCGCGCGCGGACAGCATGAGCGAAAGCGCCGGAGTCATGCCCTCATGCACTGCCGCGCCGCAAGTGAAGACCGGCGATTCGTACTCGACGTGAGCGCCATTCGCGAGATGCAGAACGCGCGCGGTCATGTCCTGCGGCGCGGCAGCCACGCAACGGACCTCCTCCTCATGCAAGCCGGTCATGACATCACCGGGCTTTGCGGACTTGAGCCATTCGCAGACCATTTCCGCATCGGAATTGACTTCCAGCATCTGCGCCAGCGTGAAGAATTCACCGGCGATGAAAAAACGGGTTTCCATGGCTTGCACCTCAGTAGTGGGCAATCGGCAGACGGCCGCCGTTCGCCTTCCGCTTGAAATAATCCGATGCTTCGCCTTCCGCCATGCCGAAAAGCACCAGCGCGGCCAGAGCGGCGCCGATGCAAAGCCGCATGGCCAAGGGCTCACGCCAGTGGATACCGGCGAAGATGGCCAGCGCAAGGAAAGCGGCGGCGCCGATCAGGTACGCAATCACTGCGCGGCGGCTTTGCTTCAATGCTTCCATGGTCACAGCACCGCTTCAAACTTCGCCCACGAAGGCACGTCAGCCGCTTCGTTCACGTCGTGCGCATACACACTGAGCACGAGGTATTCACCCGTCGTGCGGTCGGTAACGGCGATCTTGAACCACTGGCGCATGGCGACTCCAGACCCAAAGCGCGCGCAGGCCGGTTGTTCGGCTTGGCTTTGTTGGCGTGCTTCGGTTTGCATGTCTGTAGAATAGGCGGTTGGCATGTAATGCACAAGCCCTGTTACCCCTCGAATGAGTGGCGCGCGCCAGCCTGCAGCGCGCTACTAATAGAAGCGGCTGCGCCAGTGGTGCAGCGCTGCCGCATGCGCGCCGGTCGATTGATCGGCGCGCGCTGCCGCATGTCATGAGCACTCCAGGGCATGGGCCCGGGCAGATGGCGCGGCGCGCGCTGGTGCGAGTGCTCGACCTGCCGCACCGCAGTGGCGCGGCTGCGGCATGGCGCACGCTGCACTCGACCTGCAGCGCTGGCGCGGCGCGGCGGCGCGCGCTGGCGGCGCTGGCCGAGATCGACCCGGGCGCCCGGCGCAGCTGGTGCCGTCGCCCCGGCGCTGGCGCCAAGCGGCGGCCGGCTGCGCCGCACGGCCGGACCCCTTCCCGGGGTTTCACAACCCCCTGCAGCGGAAACGCCCAGCGCGCCGCGCGCCTGGCGCACCCCCTTTCCCGGTTTTGCGGACCCCTTCCCGGGAATTGAGACCCGGAAAAGCAAAAGGCCCGCGCGTGGCGGGCCTGGCGGGTGAGGTGGCGCAGCGAATCAGGCGCCCAGCTTCACCCCTTCCGGCGGTTGCATGTCGAGCCAAAGCGCGCAGTACGGCTCCGGGTGCGCGCGCTGGGCGATCTCGTCGGCGTGGGCGCGGACCCATTCCAGCGGCTGCGCCACGGTGACGCGCAGCACCAGCACCGAAACCGTCCCGGGGATGTTGAAACGGCCCGGGTTGTCATGGCGCCGCAGCACGGAAAGCCAGTAGGTGCGTTCCATGGTCACTCCCCTGCCATCTCGTTGACGGTGCGGTAAATGATCGACTGCCAGCAATAGGCGCCGCCCCAGGTGTCAGACAACGGGCTGACGCGGTCCGCGCGCCCGGCGCGGTAGTCGGCGACGCTGGGCCGGTCCTTCTGGCCATGCTTCTGTGCGGCGGCTTCGATGGCGCGCGCCAGGAGCGCATCCGAAATTTCCCGGTGCTCGAACACGTATTCGGCACTGCCGAAGGTTTCGCCCCACGGGCTGCGGCTGTATTCGTAGCAGTCCGTCATGCCGTCGAAATGCCCCGCCTTGAAGCGGTGCGCGATCTCGCACACTGCCGCGGCCGTCGGGCCATCGGTCCACCGGACATTGATGCTGCTATGGTCGCACCGCACCGAGAATTTGACCCGCGGGAACGCGGTTTTCAGCATCTTGCGCAAGTTCGCGGCGGCCGTCTTGGAATACTGGCCGACCTCCAGGTAAGGGAATTCCTGGCGCAGCCGCGTGCACTCGGCCGCAAAGCGCGCCGCGGCTTCGTCGGCCTTGGCCTTTTCGCTGGCCTTGCGCATGGCGGCGCCGGCTTGCAGCTCCGCCACCTCTTCAGCGGTGAGCACCAGCGGCAGCGCGTGGAAGCGGGCGCCCGGCTTTCCCTCTTCGCCGGGGTGCTTGATGCTGAGCGGCGACACGGCGCGCCACTCGCGGCCGTCCTTCAAGATGATGTCCAGCGCCGCATGACCGCCGAAACCCTCGCGCACGGCCACCACGGCGCCGCGGCCCGGGGTGTTGGCCATGTCGCCGGTGTATTCGATCCCCAGTCCGATGACGTTTTGAGCGTCTGCATTCATGGTGCGTGGTCCTTTCAGATGGCGCGCCGTGCGGCGCGGATGGCGTTGACGGTCGAGTGAATGAGGGCCGCGGTTTGCAGCCTGGCGGCGATGCCGCCGCAGTGGCGGGCATGGATCAAGACGTTTAAGGCGTACTCCAGAGCCATTGACGAAAGCGGCGACATACGACCTCCACGAGGTGCGCCGGGCGGCGCGTTGATCGGATGGCTAAAGATTAGGCGTTTGGCATGTTTAACGCAATGCACTCATTTGTGTGCCATGGTCTATTGCGCATTGCATGCCGTTCGCCTATTCTGTGTTCACGCATCAAGCGAACCCGGCGCCGCAGGGGTGCCGACACAGGAGGTTTTGCCGTGAAAGTGACCGTGATACTTAAGGGGCTGAGTCAAGCCTTTTACGCCGGTAGCGCAACGCTGCCCGCCTTCGATGCCATGGACCCGGCGGCCAAGTTCCAGTGCTGCCGCGAGCTGGTGCGCGCCGGCAACGGCCGGACCATGCAAATCGGCTCCGGTCAGATGCGCGACGCGGCCGAGTTGAACCAGCTGTTGTGCGGCCCCGTCGCCATCTCGTGCACCGTCGAGCCGCGCCGCGGGTATCGCCTGGCCGTCTTCGATATCCGCAAGGCGTGAGGCGGCGCATGCAAACCCCCTTTTACGTCGAGCGCGACCGCGTCAACGCCACCCGCGCCGCGCTGCCCGCCCACGCGGACCCGGAAACGCTCACCACGGCCCGCCATGGCGTGGACTGCTTTGCATACCTCGTGCAGCGCGGCGAGCGGCTTTCGCTGGCCGCTTTTGCCGACCGCATCGCGCGCAACTACTCGACGGCGAACCCGCGCACGGCGGCCGTGATTGCCGCGCTTCGCGCTTGCGCCTGACCCCTTCCGCATCAACCGCCCAGGAGTGCAGACCATGCCGAAATTCCACCTCCGCAACCCGGACGGCTCGCGCGGCGATGCCGTCGAGTATTTGCCGCTCGCCGTGGACATCGACGGCACGCCGGAAGCGCTGGCGCTGCATCGGCCGGACAAGCAAAGCGAATGGATCGTTTCCGATCCGGCGAGCGGCGCGCGCGTGCACCGCTTGTGGGGCACTTACAAGGGCTGCCCCTGCACTAGTGCGCACCTCACGCAAAGCGCCGCCGCGATGGCCGCGCGCGCCCAGGTCGCCGACCTGGCCGACCGCGTCGGCGTCGAGAAATTCCGCGCCACGCTGGCCAAGGCCCGCAAGCGCTACGGCACGACGGCTGCGGCCTGATCCCTTCCCGCCCTTTCGTTTCCACCTCAACCCGTCGCGCGCCGCGGCGGCTGCCTTGCAGGAGATCGCACCATGGCCAAGACCTACGCCTTTCGTTTCAAGGCCCAGCGCGCGGAGTTTTCCGCCCACTTCGTGACCATGACCTTTGGCCCGGGCTGCACCTTGGCCGAGGAAACCCGGGAGATGACCTTTGCGGAAGCGCTGGAGTACCTGCCGCGTTTCAGCGCCGCCGCGCCGGGCCCGCATGTGGCCGATCTGCAGATGGCGAACCGCAACGACCGCAAGCCGGCCGGCTTCGACAAGGCGACGGCGCGCGGGGTGCACAAGACCACGGCCTAACCCCTTTCCCCGGTTTTCCGCTCCCCACTCACCCGGCGGCGCCACGCGCGCCGCTGCAGGAGGCTTCGTTATGTCCGCACAGGACCTCATTGCACGCATCAAGGCGGCGGCCGAGGTGGCGCCGCTCACGCGCCCGGCGCCGGAAGCGCCACGCGGCCACGCGCCGCGCCGGCCCGCGACCGACTTCGTCGCTTTCGAGTACACCGACGCGCACGGCACGCGCGGCGCATTGCGCGTGCTTGACACTCGGCCGCGACTCCTGGCGCTGGCGCAGGAGGTGCAGCGCAACGCGGCGGCCTTCGACGGCAAGGCCCGGCGCAAGCCGGCGGCGCGCACCGTGCCCACTGCAAACCCCCTCACCACGGCACGCGCGCTGCTCAAGACCGGCGCCCGGATTGAAGCGCTGGCCGCGCTGGAGGGCCGCGGCGGCGCGGTGTTTTTCGGCAATGCCCCCGTTCCTGCGCTGCATCAAGTCGTGCAGCGCGTCGAGCACGAGGGCCGGCGTTGGGTTATCACGCGCGGCGCCGACGATGGCCATATCTACATCATTCACGAGGCGTCCGGGCTGGCGGCACCGAACCGCGACAAGGGCGCGCCGCGCACCGTGGCGGATGCCGTCGCGCGGCTGGAACTGATACACCGCGACGAATTCGAGCAGGGATACCGGCTGCGGATGATCCGCGCCATTGAAGAGGCGGCCGAGTATGACCAGCGCGCCGCGCGCGCCGCCTTCGAGGCGTGCGACGGCTTGAGCGGCGACGCGGCGAAGTCGGCCGCCTTCCGCGCCTATCACGAAGCGCGCGCCATCGCGGCGCAGCACGAGACCACCCAGGAGCACGAAGCCGCGGACCCGGCTTCGGTGGAAAGCGGCGCCAGTGCGCCAGCCCCTGCGGTGGAAAGCGCCGCACCGGCCGAGATCGCGCAGGAGGCGGCGCCCGCTCCGATGGAAAGCGAAGCCGCCACGCCGCCCGGGCCCGCCACGCTTTACGCGCCCGGGCGCCCGGTCACTTCGCTGGTTCGCATGGCGCGCGAAGCGGCGGCGCAACTGGCGCGCGAGATCCGCGCCGCGGGAGACTTCACGGATGGAGGCATCCTGCGCCATCGCGACGGCCAGCGCTGGGCATTCGTGCTGCCCGACGTGGGCGGCTGCGGCCGGTGGCGGATTCAACGATTCGACGCGCGCGGATTCTCCGGGCACGAGTTGCACGCCGACATGGCGCAATGCGTGCGCCTGGCCGTCGGCGAGGGATTCACCACGCGCGACGATGGCGCGCTAGACCGGCTCGCGACAACCGCGGCTTTCCAGCGGGGCAACTTCGCGGCCGACCTGATCCGGCGGATCAACGCGCGCGAGCTCGACCACGCGGCAGCAGATGCGCTCCTGGCCGAATATGACGCGGCGCAGGCGCCACCCCCTGCGGCGGAAACGGCGCCCGGCCCCGCTCCGGTGGAAAGCGCACCCCCTGCGGCGCAACCGCCAGCGCCAGCCGCGGACCGCGCCGCCGTGGATGCGTTGATCGGCCGCGCCATCGCATGGCTCGCGCACGTCTGGGGCATCGCGGCGCCGCCGACCGTGGCCGACTACCGCGCCGGGCGCTGCGCCACGCGCTACATGCACGCGGGCGCCGTGCCCGGGTGCGGTTACAGGACCTGGGCTGACGACATCGCGGAATGCGTGGCCACGCTGCAGCGCAACGACGGCGCGGACCTGGCAAGCCGGGTAGCGCGGGAGCGCACCAGCGCCAGCGCGCCGCCGGCTCGACGGGTCCGGGTGCGCCACGCGGCGCCAGCCTGGCCGCGGCGCGCGCGGCTCGCGCAGCAGCTGGTGCGGTGCGCACGCATCCGGGCGCGTTGCGGCACGGCAGGCATGCGAGCGGCACGAGGGCTGCGGCCCGTGGCGCTGGGCGCGCAGGCGCCACCGGCCAGCGCCAGTCGCCCCCCCTTCACCCCTTCCCGTGAATTGAGACCGCCGCGCGCAGCGGCGGCAGGAGATCGCACCATGCCCGACTCGACCCCCTACGCGGTTTTCCGCCACGACGGCCAGGCCGTGACCCTGCCCACCGTCGCCGACTTCTGGCAAGCCGAGGTTTCCGCCGAGGCCTGCGGCTGCGGCGCCTGCCTCAACTGCCGCGCCGTGGCCCATGTCCGCGCCACGCGCCGGGATGCCGCCATCACCGCATGTGGCGATGACCCCACGCCCGAGCAGCGCGCCGCCTGGTGCGCGCAGATGCACGCCGCGCTGCACGGCACCGGCTACGGGTGCGAATTCGACCCCATCGGCGACGACGCGCTTTTCATGGACCCGGACGGCGACTTGATCGGGCCCGAAGACATGCCGCCGCACGTGCGCGCCATCTTCGACCGCGTCGCCCGGGCCCAGGGCAACGCCTGACCCGTACCCCCTTCCGCCGCTTTGACAGGAGCCCTAGACCATGGACAAGACCGCCAAGCCCGCGCGCCAGTTTTCGCACCTCGGTGCCGCCTGGTATGCGCACCACGTGCGCGCCGAGGCCCGCATTCACGACGAGATCACGCTGACCGTGCGCACCCCGAAGGGGTCCGGGGAAATCGTCCTGCAGTGGCGAAAGCTCGACCGCGGCCCGGCGCCGTGCCTGCGCGTCTTCCACGATTCCTGGGCGGCGCTGGCGCAGTGCCCGGACCTCCTCGCGGCGGTGGCCGAGATGGACGGCCGGGACGTGACGCCGCAAGCCATGTGTGACGTGCTGCTGGCGCTGGGCTTCGTTGACGCCACGCCGCGCGAGATGCTGGCCGCGCACGGGTTCTGAGCCTCGCCCCCTTCCCCGCCTTTGACACAGGAGCCCCCACCATGACCGCCACCGGCGAAGCCTTCACCGTGAACCTCGGCCCGCTCGTCGCTCCCATGCCCTACCGCGCAAGCGCCCCCGTGCCGCTGCGCGAGGGCGAACGCGCCGTGTCGTCCGAGATCCTGCCGCGCAAAACGAAGGTGCGCGGCTACGACCAGAAGACCTATGACCTGCCGGCCACCGTCTGGGCTTGGCGCGTATCGGCGATCCGCAGTGCCGACGGCCGCGTTTACTCCCGGCTCGAAGCCATGACACAGGACTACGGACGCACGCCAGCCGGCGAAGTCGTCGGCTACTTCACCGAACTGCGCGGCCACGCGGCCGATGCTGTCGCCCGCATCGCCCCGGGCGTCAACGCTGCGGCGGTGCGCGCGTACCGCGCCGCGCTGGCGCAGGCCGATGCACCGGCCGCGTTGTTCTGACCCCCTTCACCGCTTTTGACAGAAGCCACCATGCACACCACCGCCCCGCAATCCCAAGCTGCCCACTACGCAGGCCATGCGCCACTGGACATCACTGATGACGTGCGCCGCGCGCTGGAATGGCACGCGGCAGCTTTCGGCGATGTCACGCCCGTGGAGGACATCAAGATCGAGGCGGCGCACTACGACGCAGCCGCCGGCCTGCTGGCCGTGACCGGGCGCAAGCCTGACGGGCAACCGCTGGAGGTGCGCGCGGCCTACTGGCTGCCGCTGGACATGGGATTCGGCGACCAGGCAATCGCGCTGGCCGAGTTCGCGGCGCAGGCCGTGGCCGAGGCCGTCACGGAGTTCTGTCCCCTTCCCGCCGTTTCACAGGAGCCCGCCATGAGCAACCCCTGGTTTCGCAACCACTACCGCCACGACGAATGCCCGGAGGAGCCGGGCGTGGAGTGGTCCGACGAATGGGACTGCATGTGCAACGACGAATGCCCAGCCTGTGGCACGAAGGACATCGAGCCGCACGACTCCGACGACCTCTCGGACGCAGCGCAAGCGCTGGCCGATTGACATCCCCTTCCGCTTCAGGAGAACGCCATGGAAATCACACTCGCCGATCTGTGCCGCGAAGGCTACTGCGCCGCCTTCGCCCTCAAGTACGCCGACCGCATCAGCGGCGCAATCCACGAGCTGCCACTGTGGAAGCAGGCCGCCCCGCACGAGAACGTCCACGCATCGTTCTACGAGCCCGCCACGGGCTGGACGCTGACGAGCGGGGAACTGCGCTGCACCGTGGCCACGCCCGCGGGCCTCGCGGTCGAGTCCCCGCCGCCGGGGATTCAGGTCAAGGCCATCGACGGCGGCGTGGAGATCTCGATGGAATTCAGGGTCGCGTGCCAACGAGAGGCCGGGCTTTCCGATGCGCTGGCCACGGCTTGGGCGCTGGGCGATGTGCTGGTGGCGGGCGCGCCCTTTCGCTTCTACCGGCACCGCCTCGCGCGGGCTGCTGCCGGCCTGGCTATCGCCTAACCCCTTCCGGCGCTTAACAACAGGAGCCAGCACCATGGGCGCAGCAGCAGAACACCGGGGCAATGCCCTGATCCGCCGGCAGACCGATGCGCAAGGCGAAGCCCGGCGCACCAGCGAGGACACCGCGCGCGCTCTGCAGATTGCCGAGGACTGCAACGAATTCACCCGCCAGGCGCTGGCTTACCTCGCCGAGCCCCGCGGCCTGCGCCAGCCCACCGTTGAGCGCGCGAAGACGCGGCGCGGCTGGACCAAGCGGCATGCCGCGCTGGTGGCGGCGCACTGCGCGTGGGTTGATGCCGACTCGCGCGACGCCACGGCCTGGGGCTGCGTGTGTGTGCGGCGTGCGCAGGCCGCGCATGCGCTGCTCACGTTCGCCCTGGGTAGCTGGACCATCCCCGACCACATCAAGGTGCCGCGCGCGGCGCAGTGCTGAGACCCCTTTCGCGCCTTTGACAGGAGAACCCGACATGCAAACCCTCATCCCTGGTCGCTTCCACCTCACCGCCGACGTGCCAAACCCGGCGCACGACCGCCGCGCGCGCAACGACTGGACCCGCAACGCGGCCACCTTCCCGGCCGGCATGGTGTTCATCGTTGCCGAGCACGCCAACTGCCCGGGCCTGATGTGCATTTGGCCCGAAGGCCTGCCCCGCGCCGATGGCTGGGGCTCGCTGGCGGTTGACCCGGACGGCAGCATGACCAGCAGTGGTGCCTATCGCGGCTGGCGCTGCGTGCCGGCGCTCATGGCGCACTTCGAGCCCGCGCCGGCAGCGACGCCCGAGCCCGCCGAACCGTGCGGCCAGGTCGAGACGCTGCGCGCGGAGCTTCAGCGCGCGCATCGCACGCTGCGCAAGGGCGGCTATGACATGACGGGCATTGATGCGGCCATCGCCAGCGCGCGCAACGTTTGACCCCTTCCATCGCAATCCGCACCCCCTCTGACGCATTCAGGAGCCCCGATCATGCAACCCACCCTCACCGAAGCCCAGCGCGCCAGCCTGAAAACCGCCTGGGACTTCCACCGCGCCGGGCAATGCCTGTACCGGATCGGTGAACGCACGGCGCAAGCATGGAAAGAAGGCGTTGCCCAGGCGCTGGCCTTCACCCCTCCCGGGGAATCCAGCCCGACGCCGGCCCAACTCATCGACATCACCCAGGATGTGCGCACGCTGCTCATGGGCGGCGATGCGCGCCGCACCACGGTCCGCACCGAGCGCTCCAGCTATGACTATTTCGATGCGCCGGCCGCGGTGTTCTTCGACCCGAACACCAGCACCATGCACGCCTGCGGCTGCCGCGTTGCCGAGGTGCAAGCACCCGAGGGCTTCAGCAAAGCCCAGTTCTTGGCCGCGATTGAGCCCATCAGGGCAATGAATGGCGCCGACGGCGACCCCCTCTATGCCATTCAGTGGTCGGGGTCCGTCATCGAGGTTTGGGAGGTGTACGGCATGTACTGGACGTACCGCCCGCCCGTGGGCCTGGGTGGCATGGGCGCGCTGCACCTAGCGCTGTGCGAGCAGGCAGAAAAGCGCCTGCTGAACGCAGGCGACGACGACCTCGGACAAGTCGCCGCAGACCTGGCCGAGCGGCTGCATGACATGGCTGCGGCCATGGACGCCTGACCCCCTTCCGCCGCTTACAGGATCCCCGCCATGCTCATCGGACACCTCGCCTGGTACGCCGACGCCTGCCACGCCGCGCCCTTCCACGACCCGCGCACGCGCGCCAACGTGCTTGAAATCCTCATGCCCGACCTGGCGCGCGAGCGCCGCGAGGTGCTGCAGGCCGCGGCCCAGGCCCGGCGCGCCGCCGGCACGCTGCCCGCGGAACTGCGGCGGCTGCTGCTCGAAACCGCGCGCGCCTGCCGCCGCGCCATGCAGGCCGCATTGCGCCGCGCCGGTGTGCTCGACATCACTGCCGATGCCCGCGCTCTGGCGCTGGACGACGGCCGCGCCGAAATCTACGCCGCCCACTACGACCCGGCCCGGGCACTGCTGACCGTCGCCGGACGGCGGCGCGACGGGCGCGCACTGATCCTGCGCGAGGCGTGGCATGCGCCGCTGGACCTGACGCCGGGCGAGCAGCACCAGCTGCTGTGCGAGCGTGCCGCGGATGCCGTGGCCGAGGCTGTGGGTGCCTGAAGCCCGACCCCTTCCCGACCTTTCCGCACCCCCCTTCCGCATTTAGGCGCTTGGCGACATACTGCGCCCACCCCTTGCAGTGGAAACACGAATGCCTGCCCTACAAGCCCCCGCGCGCCCGCGCGCCGACGACATCCCCGAACTGCCGCCGGGCACGCCGGAAGCCGTCGAGCGCCTGGCGCGCCAGCACAACCTGACAGACGCGGGTGCTGCGGCGCTGGTGCGGCTGCTCGACTCTGTCAGCTTCACGCGCTACCGCACCGGCCTGCGCGCGATCCCCGCGGCGACTCTGGAGATGCTGCTGCTGCGCCTGGACCGGCACCCGACGCTGCGGCTGGCCTGGCGCGACGAGACGCGCACCGAGCCGCACCCGGAGCGCGACCTGCCGGCGCTGCCTCCCTGTGACGGCGCCGCCATCGAGGCGCTGGCGCAGGCGCACGGCCTGAGCAACGCCCAGGGCGCGCGGCTCATGCGCATTGCCGACCCCAACACCTTCAGCCGCTACCGGCGCAGCGGCGGCGTGTCGGCGCAGCGACCGCAGCCGGCGGCGCATGAGCTGCTGCTGCTGCGGCTGGGGGAGCACCCGTCGTTGCGATTGGTTGTGAAGTCATCCGAATGAATGAATCTAGGGGCTTGTGGTTTTCATGCCATTCGCCTAATATTCATCCATCGCCTCACCGCGATTGATCCCCGACAAACCCGCCGCAGCGCGCGGCACGCTTCCCAGGAAACCAGCCATGAAGATCGAATTCATCGCCACCGCACAGACCATGGGCAACGCCACCGAAGCCGATGCAGCCACCTGGGCGGCCTACGTGGCAAAGCGGCTGCGCGAGCAGTTCCCGGACGCCGAGGTGTCCGCGCGAGCTGACAACCGCCTCAGCAATGACCAACTGTTCGTGGATGGCGACAGCGGCTGGGATGACGGCTTCGGCGTGCGGGACTTCGTGCAATCGCTGTGGGATCGCGAACTCGACAAGGCGTTTCCCAACGCTGCGCCGACCTACACGATTGCCTGCCTCAAGAGCACCGGGCTGCTGATCGCCTGCGAGCCCGACGGCTCCGATATGGAGGCCGCCATCGTGGCCGAGGAGGGCCGCGCCAGCGCCACATTCGACCGCGACGACATCGTGACCGTGGAGGGTCTGACGCTCACGGACGAGGAGCGCGACGGCGACGAGACGATCTACAGCGGCACGCAGCTGGGCTGGCTCATGGACAAGGCGGGCCGCTCCTACGAGTACGCGGTGCGCCGCGGCTGACGCACACCCGGCGCGCTGCGCCAGCGTGGTGCGCCTTGACTGCCGCACAGGCAGACCCTTTCCCGCACTTCCCAGGAGCCCCTATGCCCGACCTCTTCAACATCCTGTCCGGCTACATCGAGCAGACCGGCGACATGCTCAAGGACCGCGCCGCCGTCGAAGCCGCGCTGCACGACACGGACAGCATCGACCGCTACGCAAGCAACGGCTGCAACTGCGAACTGTCCACCGATGCCATCGAGCGCATCTCGGCCGTGGGCCTGGCCTGGCTGCGCGACGTGCACGAGGGCAATGGCGAGTGGGACCGCATGCAGCGCGAAGCGCGGGCGGCGCTCGAGGCGCAAGAGGCCTGACCCTTCCGCCTTTCACCGGCGGTCCGCGCCGCCGGCATCGTTGCAACTTCGCAGGAGATTCACCATGCAAGACACCTGGCAGCCCGTCGGCGGCATCAAGGAGAACCCCGGCACCTTCAGCAGCGGCGATCGCATCATCCTCGTGGAGCGGCGCGCCGATGGCGTGATGCGGCGCACGGTCACGGACATCACCGGGCGCGACGACACGCAGACCCGCTACACCGGCGATCCGCGCGACCAGGGCGGCCCGTACCCGCCCGATGGCGTCGTGTCCTTCCGCTCGCTGGACAACGCCACGGCCCACTTGCAAAAGCGCAAGGAGGCCGAGCGCGTGAAGGGCGTGCGGTGGACCTGCGGCGCCGTCTCGAAACCGGCCGCCAGCGTTGAGGAGGCGATTCGGGCGGCGCAGCAGGAAATGCGGTGGGCCGGCGACGGCGACGGCGGCAGCGCGAACGTCTGGGTCGATGGCGTCCTGGCCGCGGGCATCGAGTGCTCCTACAGCACCGGCTGGGCGTTCAAGGTCGAGCGCCACGGCCAGTGGGCCAAGAGCGCGGGGCGCTGAGCCCCTTCCCGTGCAACCCCTGGCCCGGCCGCCCGCCGGGCCGACCTCTTCCAGCGCAACGCGCGCCCCGACCCATGGAATTTTTCACCCCTCAACCTCCGCTCGCGGACTTCCCCATCGCCGGCACGCCGCTCCGCGCCCTGGTGCTGCGTGGCCCGATGTCGCTGCTGGCCTACATTGGCGTCCCGCTCGACCACTGGGCCGCCGGCACTGATCTGGACTTCAGGTGCCATTGGGGCATCACGTTTGAGGGCGAGGGCGAGGGCATGATGCGCCCTGCCGGCTGGTACTGGTGGGGCTGGGACTACGGCCACTGCACTGATGTTGTGGACCTGCCGCCGCTGTCGCCGGAGTGGCAGGAGCGCATAGACGACTTCCGACGTGCACTGCTCGAACACTTCAACGATTGGCGCGAGGATCGCGGCCTTGAGCCGGTGACCGGCTTCACGCCGATGGAACAGAAGCGATGGACCGCCGCCGAAGTGGTGGAGGACGTGATGGATGTCGCCATGAATGTCAAGGCAGCGCTGGAGGCGGCCGAGGCTGGCGCTGCCGCCCTCTCCGGCGGAAACGCCGACTCTTAACGCTCATGCCCTTCGCCCCCGACCCCCTTTCCCGGCTTCGCCTCGTGCCCGGCCTTCGCTTCGCAGACCTCGCGATCAAGCGCGACCCGGTGAGCTTGGACATCAGCTTCAACGTCGCGCCGCTGCAGGCATTCGCGCAAGGCAACGGCCTTGACCTCGCGCAGGTTGATGCCGGCGACGTGATGGAGCGCTGGTATCGCCTGCACCGCGAGGCCGGCGGTGCGCCGGATGCGGTGTGCGAGGCGATCGGCCTGGAGGTGCGCAGCGACATTGGCCGCCCGGCCATCGCCGCGGCGATGCAGGCCCGCGCCGCGCTCAAGGGCGTGGAGATGGCGCACCCGGACCTGTGGAGGCGGCTCGACGTGGTGCGCGCGCGCCGCGGCGAGATCCCGAAGACCACGCGCGAGGCCATCTGGCCCGCGTGGTGCTTCATCCCGTCGCATCTCGTGCTGCACGAGATCGAAGCCGAGTTGCGCGCTCGCGGCATCAGCGCGGCGGATGCCGTCAACCAGGCCACGATGCTGACGCTGCTGGGCGCCTGGCGGCCGTCGCAGGGCGTCTACCGCTTCGACCCCGACGTGTACCGGGCGCTCATCGACACCGAGGTCAGGGGCGACATCCCGCACAACGTGCTGACCCGGCTGCCGGAGTGGTGCGTCTTCATCGAGACGCCGGGCATGGATGTCGGCCAGGGTGCGCCGGACCCGCTCACGGGCGCTTTCGTCGGCCTCGATCCAGGCCATGCGCCGGGGCAGCCCGACACCCATCCCCACCTGCTCATCACGTTCCTGGCCCGCGACACCCTGGACTCGGTCGCCATCGCGCTGGGCCCGTGGTCGTTGCCGGAGTGCGTCGAGCGCGCGGTGCGCCAGTTGGACCCCGGCTACACCCTGCCGCCCGAGGCGCTGGCGCGCGTCATGCGCCAGGTCATGCCGATCCTGTCGCTCACGTTGTACCTGTGCACCGACGCGCCGGACTTGGGCGGCGAGATGCCGCAGCGGCCGGAGCCGGTGAAGACCAAGCGGGGGCCGCGCCTCTTTCCGCCACAGAAGCCGCGCGAGTGGGACGTGGCGGTGCGCATCGGTGGCGCGATCCGGGCAGCGCATGCAGCGCGCCGCGAGCCTGAAATCACCATCGACGGCAGCCGGGCGCCGATGCGACCACACGTGCGAGCGGCGCACTGGCACGGCGTCTGGACCGGCCCGAGAACCGGGCCGCGGCGCTTCAAGCTGAACTGGCTGCCACCGATCCCCGTGAACATCGAGGACCCGGCGAAGCTGCCGACGGTCATCCGGCGCGTGGCCGGCGAGGCTTGACCCCCTTCCGGCGGTTTGGCACCCGTTCAAGGCTATTTGCACAAGACGCGCAGATCAGTTCAAGCTTAGTTGCACAGCACCCCTTCCAGAGGATTTACGCCATGAGCGACCAGCCCGAAACCGACGGCGCCGCGGCGGTGGAAATTCGGATCGAGTGGCGCCTGAACGGCCTGGCCGGCGGCTGCCCCTGGCGCCTGAAGACCGACGCCGTGCTCGCGAGCTTCGAGCGCCAGGTGGCGATGTGCTGCGCAGAGTTCGGCGAGGGCACGCACTGGATCGCCGAGCGGCCGGCTTGACCCCTTCCGGGCGATTCCGAGCCGCTACGCCTCGCGCCCCCGCAGAAAGTCCCGCATCGCCCGCTCGACCTCGGTCAGCATCTCGCCCATACGGTCCAGCAGGTGGTGCGCAAAGCGCCGCTCGGAATCCGTCTCGCCCAGCGACTCGCGCACCAGGCCAGTTCCCTTGCAGGCGCCGCACGAGCATTGCGTGAGGTGCCCATAGCCCGCCTCAGCCTCGGTGCGCTTGGCCTTCTTGCCGCTGGCGTGCTGAAAGACCAGGCCAGTGCCGCCGCAGGCCGCGCACCGCGGTGAAAGCCACGCCTTGAGCACGCGCCCGACGATGGCCATGACGCCGTCATCGTTCGGCAGCGGGTTCGCCGCCATGGCCTCGCGGACCTGCGCCGGCCGCGCGTGGTGCGGTAACCCCTGCACCGGCCATTTCGACGCCTGCGCCAGCGCCCAGCGCCCCAGCGCCTCTCGTGCCGCGGGCAAGGTCCGCAGCTTCGTCAGCATCATGGCCTGCTCGCTCACGGCGGTGCCGTGTGCCTCGCGCTGCTGGCGCCGCAGGGATTCGGCGAGCTCGACGGCTCGCGACGCATCGCGCCCCGGCGCCTTGGCCAGCGCCTGCTGCTCGCGCGCCAGGTCCCGCGCCGTCTCGCGGATGGCGACCTCGCGGGCCTCCTGCCAGCGCAGCGACAGCGCGTGCTGCGCCTTGACGCTGTCCCACTCCTGCGCCAGACGCAGCAGCAGCGGGCCGAGTTCGGTGATGCGCGCCGGTGCGACAGCGCCCGGCACGGGGATCTCAAGCGCAGGGATCGGCGGCAGCCCCTGCAGCCGGCGCCGCTGCTCGACTCGGCGCAGGCGCTGGCGCTCCACCGCGCCGCCGGCGACCCAGCCGGCCACGATGAAGCGGTCCACCGCGCGAAGTCGCTCCGCGTGCGCTTCCAGGTGCGTGGAGTTCATCGCGACGACGTACTGCTCGCGGATGCTGGGTTTTTCGTCCGTCACGTACTACTCCGGTGGTTTCAGATGTCCAGGGTCACCCGCACGCCGTCCAGCACATGCCGCGGGCGGGAATCACTCAAGAAGGCAACGGCGAGCATGCGGACCTCGATGGCAACCGGCTGCAGTCCGGTTGCGGCCTCGAAGTCCAGAAGCTGGCGCTGGATGGCGGTGGTCAGCCGCTGCTCCAGCGCGGCGCGGGCTTCGCGCAGCTGCTGCACGGCGATGGGCTTCGGTGCGGCGGCCACGGTCAGCCCTGCTTGCCGAAGGCGCCGGCCAGGATGTCATCAATGGCGCCAGCCATCGGCCCGCTCGCGCGCGCGGCGGCCTGCGCCGGCTGGCGCTGCTCGTGGAGTTGCTGCTGCAGCCGCTCCGCCAGGTCGGCCAGCGCGAGCACGTCCATGGCCATGCGGTCGGTATTCACGCGGCAGCCGTCCAGGTGGCGTTGCGCGCGGGCTTTCATGTCCGCAACCGTGTTCACTGGCCAGCCCCTTCCTTTTCAGCCTGGATCGCACGCAGGAAGTGCGGCGCCTCAATGGCCACGGCCCCGTGCAGCGTCTCGCGCAATGGCTCGGTCCGGGCCGCGTTCAACACCAGCTTGCCGCGCTCGTCGGTGACGTAGCGGACCAACAATCCCCGCTCCTCGTCCGCGGTGACGACCTCGCTGCGCTCCGTGCCGTCGAGGAACACGCGCACGCCCATGTGATTGCAGCCATCGAGGAAGTCGGGGTCTTCGGGATCGACGCTCAGGCGCATGCTCGGCCCTCCTGCGCCTTGCGGATCGCCTCGGCGACCTGCTCGGGCGTTTCAGCGACCCAGACCTCCTGCCCGTTGGCCAGGATCAGCGTCGTGCGGCTGGAGTCTTGGGTGCGGTGCCAGCGCACGATCTGCTCGGCCACCATCCACGGGTCGGGCATGTGGGGTGCGTAGCGGGTGAACTTGATGGGTGTCATCACCGCTCCCAGGCCAGCTTCTCGGTGCGCCACTCCCGCCGCCGCGCCTCGCCGGCAAACGGGCTCTCGCCGAACAGGTCACACAGCCGCACGAAGTTGGCCCAGGACAACCCCTCTTCCGGGTTCGTCTGCACGAAGCGGGACTGCTGTTCTTCAAGCATGTCCGGCGTGTCGTCCAGGATGGCCCAGGCTTCGACCTCGGGGTGCTCGGCAAGCCAGTGTGCGATCTCGTCGCCGCGGCAGCCGCACAGGCTCGGCGTGCGGTCGATGATGGGCAGATCGAGCGCCTTGGCCGCGTCCTTGAAGTCGCAGAAGTTGCGCCAGGCCGAGGACAGAACGAACTGGATGCCGGCGCTGTGGCTCAAGCGGCGCAGCAGCGCCAGCGAGACCTCGTCCCACTGCGGGTGGTGAAGCTCTTGCGGGTAGCCGCCGAAGGCGACTTGCGTGCGGGTACTGTTAACCACTCCGTCCAGGTCCAGAAACACAAGTCTGGTCATCGCGCCTCGCCCTCCTGCACGCCATGGAACGCAGCCACGATGAGCCGGCGGACGAAGGCGATGGCTTCGCGCCTCTGCTTGTCGTCAAGGTCGATGATGGCGCCGTCTTGCACCGTGCCCGGGATGAAGCCGGCCACAGCCAGCGGGTGGAAGAGATCCCATTCCCAGCCGCTGTTGCCGAACGGCCGTTTGCCGCTGAAGCACTCGCCCTCGTCCCACAGGGTTTCCAGTAGCCGGCGCAGGTAGTCGCGCACGGTAATGCCTTCGCCGGCATCGCTGTCGAAGCGAACATCCAGCGCGGCCAGAAGCCCCTTGTCGGTCTGCGGCTCGGGAATGGGGGCGTACTGGACGCCGTCGATCAGGACTTTCATGGTTTCCTTCTCAATCACTGCTGCAAGACGACGAACCGCTGTCGCTGCTGCTCGAACTGCTGTCGCTCGACGACCAGCTGCTGCCGCTGTCGTAGCGGCTGGAGCAGGCGTCGCCCGGTGACTCCCACCGGCTCGATGCGCCACCACCGCCGAAGGTTCCGCCCATGCTGCTGGCGAAGGTGGCGACCGCTGGCGCGGGTGCCGGAGCCTCGCCGAACTCCACCAGGCCGCGTGCGCTGCCGTAGTCGCCGGCTGCGTCCGCATCCCTCGCCCGGCTGGCGCTGGCGGCCGGCTTGGGTGGCTCGCCCGGATTGCGCCGCGGCGGCGCCTGCACCGTGGCGCGCTTGGGCGTCGAGCAGCCGCCGCAGCATCTGGAGCCGGCGGCGCAACCCTTGGCGGCCGGCATGGGCGGCGCCTGCGGTGCTACGGTCCTGCGCGCCAGCGACGCCGCGCTGTCGTGGCGGCCGACCACGCGCGGCAGCGGGTGGATGCTGCTGGCCGGCGGCTCGCGGCGCGCGGGCTCCATCGGTTGCGTGTCGAGCCAGGACGAATGCCCCCACACCGGGTCGCCTGGCGGCGCCGGGTCGCGGCGGCGTCCGACAAAGGCGCCGATGACCCACAGCGCCAGCGCCGTGGCAAGGAACACCAGCACGGGAAGGAAGTAGGACCATTCCATGGCTTGCTCCTTCGCTTCAGGCCGCCTTCGGCCACGGCCGGCGCAGGAGCGGCGGCAGCGGGTCGGATGGGCTGCGGAACAGTTCCGGGTAGCAGCGCTGCGCCCAGGCCTCCGCTTCACAGACCTGGTGGCTGCGGCGGACATCGCAGTCCACGGCCGCGGCGTCGATGAGCCGGCTGCGCACGTCGGGCGGGAAGTGTTCGGACACCTCGCCGGGGCGCGCGGCGCGGGGCTTCAAGGTGCGGAACTCGCTCAAGGGTTCTCCTGGGAATTTGCAGCGGCAACAAGCACCGCGCGGTGCTGCTCAGCCAGTCCGGCATCTGTCGGACAGGACGGCACGAAGGGATTGGCCAGCAGCATCACGATGGCCGCTGCAGTGGCGCCGGCGACGACAAGGCCCAGGGCGAGCAGCGCCAGCAGCGAGGGCGTGAAGACGTAGAGGGTGCGGCTCACGGCTTGCGGGCCGACGACACGGCCCCCTGGTAGATCGCCTCGTAGATGCCGCGCAGCCACTTCGTGACCACCGTCTTGGCCAGCACCAGCACGTCGCCGACGACGCTGCTGGCCATGCTCACAGGCCACACCACCATCCAGTGCACGATGCGCCTGGTCTGGTTCTTGGGCGCCAGGTAGCTGTGATCCTTGGCGTCGGGAATCAGCGCAACCCGCTCATGCACGTAGCGCCGGTATCGCCAGATGCTCCACAGCACGCCGACCGCGGCGTAGGCCAGCGCGCCGTAGAGCACGATGCGCAGCGGCACGCCGAAGAAGAGGTAGGCCACGAAGGCGGTGAAGGCTGTGACCAGCAGCGCCGTGCCGGTGCATTCAAGCGCCTCGAAGAAGATGGCCAGCAGGAGCAGCACCGCCAGCGCAGCCCAGTTGAGCATGTAGCCCGTGACCAGGCCGAGGAAGAAGTCCATGGGGGAGGTCCTTTCTGATGCGCGCTCAGGCGCTCTTGTCGTGGCTGGTGGGCTGCTGCGGCGCCTGGCGCAGCGCGGCGCGCAGCTCGCCCCAGATCGCACCCTCAAGGTTCAGGCGCGCAGCCCAATGGGCGTTCTGGTTGTTCACGCTGGGCGACGCCTGCTGCATGCAGGCGGTCTTGACGACGGCACGGATTGCGGCGCCGATGGGCTTGGGCAGTTCGCCGTCTTCCAGCGTCGCACCCGGGTCCGGTCGCCGTTGCCGAGCGGCGGCATTGAGTGCTTCGAGCAGCCACAAGGCATACCGCTCGCGCGCCTCATCACTGCCGAAGTCGCCACTGACCTTGATCGTCACGTCGTGCTCGAAGTCGTCGCTGGCCAGCGTCATCGGGTACTCGACGCGCTCGATGAGCCACGGGCCCTTGTCCGCCGGCGCGCCTTGCACGTTGCTGGCCACGAACTCGGCTGCGCTGGTGTAGCCGCTCGCGCGGGCGGTTGCCTCCAGTGCCATCGCGCGGAAGCCGGCGATCTGCGCCATGGCGCGGCGGGCGAGTTCCGGCAGCCCGCTTGCGCCCCATTGGCCACACTTCTCCTCCTCGGTCAGCAGCGGCATGAGCGCGTTGACCACCTCGGCCTCGCGCTTCGTGCGCTCGGCCATGTCGTCGCCGAGATCGCTGGCGAGCTTTTGCCACTGCTCCAGCGTGCCGCCGTGCAGCACGGCGGGTGCGGCCATGGCGGCGAGCTCGCGCAGGGCGTCGGTGATCTCCAGCCACGTGCGTGCGGCATCGCCTTCGGGCGTGTCGTGCTCGCGCCCCTGCTGCCCTTCGGCCACGGCCAGGTTCCAGTAGCGCCCGATGAGCGATTCCAGCTGGGCCACGAGGTCGGCGGCCCGCATCGGTGCCGGCACGGCGACCTGCGCCGCGCGGAAGCACGCATTCCAGCCATCCCGGTAGTCCGCCGGGACGTGCGAGGCCTGCGGGTGGAAGGGAAGGAACTCGTCGCCGCACTTCCACTGCTGGGCCGGGTCGAGCTTGGGTTGCGGCGCCTTGTCGAATGCCCGGCCGCACCACCCCGTCCATGCCGCGCGACTCAGCGGGCTGCCCCACTGCGTCAAGGTGGCCTCCGTGGGATTCAGCGCGACCCAGCCCCGGGCCCACTTCTCGAACCGCAGCCGCTGCTCCTGCTCCGCGAAGCGCGGACGCGCCTTGCCACCCTCTTCCGGGGCTGGAGGCGTCTGCAGCAACTTGCGCAGCGCTTGCAGCCGCTCGGTGATGTGACCCGGCGGGATGCCGTGCTCCGCGCACAGCGCGTGGGCCTCGCTGAGCCAGGGCGCGGTCGGGTCGGCGTCGGGCTGGACGGCCCCCAACTGCGCCAGCAGGGTGTCGCGCTCGGCCTTGGTGCTCTCATAGGACATGTGCAGCCACTCCACGCGCTGGGCGTAGTCGCCGCTGAGCCAGTCCTTGGAGCCTGCGTAGAAATCGTCGGGCAGAGGGTACGCCGCAGGAATCCGTGCGGCAGCAGCAGCCAGCAGCACACGCGCGTGTCCGCCGATGCCGTGCGGCTTCAGCGCGCCCTCGGCGTCCAGGCTCAGCAGCGCGTCGATGCAGCCAATGAGTTGCGCGTTGTCGCCGCAGAACTCGTCGGCGGGCGGCGCCTGCGGCACTTCTGGCCCGACCACGATCCCGGCGGCCTTCATGGCGGCATCCACTGCCGCATCCAGGTCGGTGTCGTTGAGTGCGGTCCACATGCCAGGCCCCTCGCACACGAAGATGTTCTGCACCGCGCCGACCACGTCCATGCTGTCGTCGGCGTGGTCGAGGCGGTGCGTCTCGTTTTGCGTGTCGCGCAGCCAGCGGTAGCGCATCGCGTCGGCGCAGAACGCTTCCAGCCGCTCGCGCAGGTAGGCGTTCTCGGTGCGCAGCCGCTCGATCTCGTCGGCCGCGCGCTGGCGCAGCTCGGCCGCAAGCGCCGTGAGGCCCAGGGTGTTGCGCAGGCGGGGCACGATGTCGGCGCTCACGCCCGCACCCCCGACACGGAACTAACCCCCAGCGGCTCCCCGCCCAACTCCCCCCGCGAAGCCGACCCCTCCCCCCGTCCCTGCCCAGCCTGCATTTCCTGGCTTCCCTTGCCTCCCCCTTCCTGCGCCCCGCCCGCGGCCAGCGCCTGGTGCTCGGCCAGCAACTGCTCCTTCGTGAGCCCACGGCGCGCGGCCTCGGCGTCGTACTGCGCCTCGATCACGTCGGCCACGCCCTGCAGGTACGCCTCGACCCACACCCACGGGCCCCAGGCCTCGGCGCCGTGGAAGTCGCTGCCCATGGCGCGCTTGCGCGCCTGGTAGGCGTAGGCCTGCTGCAGGTCCCACGGCGGGGGTGTCGTGGGGTCGGCCCGGCGCATCTGGGCGAGAGCCAGGATGCGCTGCGTCGTCAGGGGTCGGGGGTCGGGGGTGGCGTCGAGGACTTCGTCCCAGGTTCGAGGCTGGATGAAGGGGAAGACGATTTGCGCGGGAGGGGGTGGGGTTTGGTCGGGCATCGGGCGGGGGTCGGTCGGGTCGGGGTGAAGGGGGGTTGTGTTCCGTGTATGTGCTGTGGGTCAGGTCTTGGGCTGTTGCGCGTTGTCGCGGGCGCGCCTGGCGAAGAAGGCGCCCAGGGCGCGCGCCCTCAGCGCGTTCCTGGCGTGCGCGCGGGCGCGGCGCTCGACGCGCTGCTGCGCGCGGTCGAGCAGCCACCAGGCCGCGGCCAGCAGGGCGAGCACGGGGATGGAGAGGAGGATGGCGGCGAGGTGGTGCTTCATGCGCGAGGCTCCTCGTGCTGCTGCGGCGCCCGGCGCGGGATGCACAGCGGCTGCGTCTCGCCGCTGCAGTAGCCCTGGCGCTTGAGCCAGGACCACTCGGCGCCGTCGAACCCGCAGTGGCGGCAGCAGGCGTCGTCGTCGAACTCGTGGCGCTGGATCGTGGTGGGCGGGGTGTTGCGGTCAACCACGGCCGACCTCCTGCGCAGTGACCGCCACGGCCAGCGCCGAACGCGCGTGGCTGGTGACGCCGTAGAGCGGCCCCGGCGACGCCTTGCGCCCCACGGCCTTGTCCTTGCCGGGCCCGAACAGGTCCACCAGCGCCTGCCAGATCGTCGCGTCCGTGGCCTTCTGGCTGCGGCACAGGTGCGACTTCACCTCGGCGCGGTACACCAGGCGCACGGCCTCGGGGTCGCGCCACGCCTGCTGGAAGCGGCCCACCCAGCGCACGGTCTCGAACACCTCGCGGCCCACGGGCATGCCGTAGCTCGCCACCATCTCGATGGCGCAGGAGGCGACCTGCGCACCACGCCCGTAGCAGGACACCAGCGCCAGCATCCGGTCGTTGGGCAGCACGCCGCTTTCAAGCACGCGGCGGCCGTCGAGCAGGCAGAAGCCGGTCTGCTCGGTGCCGGGGTCGAGGGCGAGGATGGCCGTCACGTCTCAACCTCCATTCCGAGCGTGAACTGCTCCGCCGGCTCCTGCGCGCGGCGCCACTTCGCCCATGCCTGCCCTACCGCACCGGAGCCCGGGAACAGGTCGTGGAAGTCGTCGCCGGGCTGCAGGTTCAGGCCCTCGAACACCCAGAAGCTGAAGCGCTCCGGCTTTGCGCCGGGGAAGCCCTTGCGCATGGCAATGGGCTCGCTCAAGTGATCGCGCCAGGTGTCCTGCTCGACGCTGCGAGATCGGGCAGGCGAGAAACTGAAGATGACCGGCTCCCAGGTCCAGGCCCTGGTGACGTTGCGCTTGAACGCGGCGAAGGGCTTGACCCAGGCGCCTACCCGCACCCCCCCCGGACACATCTTCAGGATCGTGGCCAGCGACGGCTCGTGCAGGCTCAGCGCCCAGCAGTCGAACTCGTCGCACAGGCGCTGGATGAGCCGATGGTGCGTGCGCGGGTCGTCGTAGTCGGCCGCCTGCGGGTGCAGCGCGCCGTAGTGCTTCTGGCCGCAGCCGAGATACGGAGGGTCGGCAAAGGCGGCGCGGATCATGCGGCACCCCGCTTCACCAACTCCAAATCCGCTTCCCACGCGAGCCCTTCCGACACGTTCCCGCCGGCGAGGTGGCACCACCAGAAGGCCCGGCCGCCGATCTCGCCGCGCCAATCCAGCACGCAGCGCACACCCTCGTTGCCGTGGGCGCTGCGCGTGATGCGGCAGAGGTCCAGGGGCTGAAGATCCATCACGCCGCCCTCGCCGCCTGCAGCGCCAGCATCAGCGCATCGACCTCCTCGTGCCGCAGCGAGGCGGCGAAGCGCACGGCGCAGTCCTTGCCCGTGGCGATCACGTTGACGCCCTCGTGATTCGACCAGTTCGTGGTCACCACGGCGAAGCCTTCGCGGCCCTGCACGAACACCTCGGTCGTCGGGGTCTTGATGGTTTCGAGGCTCACCATGCCAACTGCCCCGCCAGCGCCAGCCACTGCGCATCGGACGCGCGCACCGCGCTTGCGCACCAGCGCAGCCACCAGCACCACCAGGACACGATTGCCCGCTCAACGGCCGTCATCAGCATCAAGCACCCCTTGTCGGCCAGCGACGGCCACAAACACGACCAGCACGGTGATGAGCGACCAGTACGCCGCCTCGATCACGTCGAACCCGAAGAACTCGGCCACGGCTCAACCTCCGATCCAAGGAAAGTCCAGCGACACCATCAGCAGCGCGGCCAGCATTGCGCCGATGGCCACGGCAGCGAATGCCTGAATTGCGGCGCGCAGCATCAGAAGCCCTCCGCTGCGCGGCGCATGGCGGCGCGCAGTTGCTCCACCTGGCGCGTGAGGTCGCGCACGATTTCCTGCGGCTTGCCTGCAATGCGCAGCACCTCGTCCTCGCCGTTGCTCCAGCGCAGCGGGCGCAGGCACTCATCGGCGATGGCCAGGCGCGGGCCCTGCAGCGTTCCGCCGTGGTCCCTGACCCAGCCCTCCACCACCCAGCCCACGGCTTCGCAGAAGTAGCTCTTGCCGTCGATGCACTCAGCGGTCCGGGACGCCCGCAACACCTGCACCACGGCGCCACGCCCGGGCTCCGCGTAGGGCGCCTTCACCATGGCGACATCGCCCGGCTTCACGTTCGTGCTCACGGCATTGCCCTTTGCCGCGCCAAGCGCTCGGCGGCAGCCCGCGCGTTGGCGGCGCCGACGTAGCCCTCGCCGAGTCCGTCCACGTGGTAGAGCTCGGCCCCGAAGTAGCTGCGGATCTCGCCCAACACGCGGCCCGTGCCTTCAGCCTTCAGCACTTCCCTGCCCTTGCCCATGAACGTCCAGACGGCGCCCTTGATGGGGTCGTTGCTGGGGTCCATGCCGTTGAGCCGCATCAGGTCGAGGTACTGGTTCGCCATTTGCGCCAGGTACGCCATCGAGCGCCCTGCGGGCGAGTCGTGGTCCGCATCAAGGCAGTCGGTGACCAGCGCCAGGTGCATCTGCACCTCGTCGGCAAGGGTGGCGGGTTTCGGGCTCATCAGCCAAGTCCTCTCGTGATCCACGTGATGTGTCCCAGGCGCAGCCGCAGCTCGGCCTCCTGGATCAGCCACGCCAGCGTGGCCTGCGTGCAGTCCTCGTGCTCCAGTTGCGCTTCGTGCAGGTCCGTGCAGGACAGCAGCGCCTGGTAGCCGGGGCCGTCGAGCACCCAGGACACCGGACGGCGGGCGGCTTCCATGCGCTCCACGCGCTCCTTGAGCCGGCGCAGCGCGTCCTTGGCTTCCTCCACCAGCGGCAGGTACTCCGCGCCGATGCCGCGCTCGGCCAGCAGCCAGGTGGCGGTGACCATCTGCCCCATGCGCTCCGCATCGCGGCGCACACCGCGGCCGTGCTTCATGGCGCCGAGGCTGTCGAGATACCAGTAGCAAAGCCGCGTCTGGTCGTCGCGCGCCAGCGTTCCCTGCGCGTCCGGGAGGATGTAGCTGCGGAACTGGTTGTAGTCGGGGATCGGCCCGAGCAGGTTCTGCACGACTTCGGCGATGGGGGTGAGCAGGCTTTGCATTACGCGGCCTCCCTTTCGTGGTTGCTGCAGGCCGTCTCGCCCGCCAGCGATGCCGCCAGCGCGAAGACGCTGGCGTTGCGCGCCACGGCCCGGTCCTTGCCGCGCACGCCCTGGTCACAGGGCCGCTTGCCGAGCTTGATGAGGCTCATCACGGAGCGGCTGATGCCGAACTCGCGGGCCAGCGCCGCAGCCGTCTCGCCTCCCTCAACCATGCGGCGGCGCAGCTCGACCGCCTGCTGCGGCGTGATGACGCGGCGCCTGGCCGCGAACTCGCGCAGCATCGGCGTGAAAACCTCGCGGAACACCTCGGACAGGCCGTGCTGGCGCAGGTAGGCACCACGCTGCGCCCGTGTGCCGCTCATGGCGTGCGCCGGGTTCACGCAGTCCAGCGACAGGCATGCCGCCTTGGCCCAGGCGATGTGCGATGCCGGCACCGGCTGCTTGCGCGCCAGGTTGAGCGCTGCACGGCGGCCGTTGTGCACGGTGTCGCACTCGCTGCGCGGGTCGATGTAGCGCACCGCCGGCAACTCGTCGCCCTTGCGGCGCGAACGCGTCCAGTGCCAGCAGCCGCTGGCGGCATCGACGCGGCACCACGCCTTCAGGTCGGCCAGGCTGCGGATGCGAAACGGGCGCTGCGCCGCGTCGTTGGCGACAGCCTCGGTGGCGGCCTGCGCCACGGCCTTGCGCCGCGTCCTGGGCTCGTCCTGCGGCGCGCACGCCGGGCAGTGCCACCACAGGCGGTTTACGAAGCGCCAGCGCCGGCCCTGCGCATCAGGCCCCTCGGGTTTGATCGTGCGGCAGGCGTCGCAGCGGCGCGTCATCGTCATGCCGGGGCCGGCGATGGGCGCGGAGAAGGCCGGCGCGGGGTTGGTGGTTTCGACGGGTCTCATGCCGAAGCTCCGGTGGGAACGGCAGCGCCAGCACCGCCCAGCGCCACGCGCTTGCGCTTCCACGCCTTGGCCTCCTGGGCGCGCGCAGCCGCAGCGTCTGGGTCGAAGCTGGCGCGGTCAGCGTCCATCGCGGCCTTGGTTTCGGCTGCGGTAGGCGTTGGGCACACCGGCGGCGGCGCGGCGTCACGGCGGCTGCCGCCGTACTCGCGCGGCGCGGTCGGCTTGCTGGTGTTGGCGGCCTCGGCAGCGGCGGTGCGGCGGTCCTGCACCACGCTTGCGACGTAGGCCACGATGTCGCCGATCGGGCCGGCGCCCTTTTCCTTCGACCGCTTCAGCGCCTGGCGCACCTCGCCGCGGGTGACCTTGTCGGCGATCCAGCGAGCCAGCGTCTTGCGGGTGCGCTCGCAGGTCGAGTCCACGTCGTGGCCGCGGTCGGCGAAGAACCGCAGCCACTGGCTGGGCTTCTCTGCGGTCTGAGGGTCGTCGAGGTCGTCGTCTAGTGAGGGGGTGCCGCCAGCGCCCGCCTCGTGCGCGCCCTCGTGCGTGTGTGCGGGCGCGCTCGCGCGGGGGTCGTCGTCGTCAATTGTTCCCTGCTCCTGGAAATGCTCCTGTTCTTGTTCTTGGCTTGCATGGGGCATCGAAGGGGCTTCCAAGTGGCTTGCGATCCACCCGGAAGGGAAGCGCTTGCGCGTCATGTGGAAGTTGCCGCCATATCGCTCGAAGAAGGCCACGAGGTACGGGCAGTCCGGCACTGCGTCGTACTCCTTCTGCACGCCAGTCACGCGCTTGTCGCCGGGACTGAGTTCTTCAGCGATCTGGTACAGGGCCATTTCATGCACCCAGACCATCTCCGAAGCCTCATCGTAGGAACAGAAGTTGGCTTCGATGCACCTCTGAAGCCCCTTCGTAGCCCCTTCAATGCCAAGGCCGGTTTCGTGGGCCATGTAGAGCATTGGCTGGTAGTACAGCCCCAGCATGTTTGAGTGCGGCGAACTCATCAGGTACAGCGCCACCACGACAGCCTCGGAACCCTTCTTGCGGATCGCGCGGCCGGTGGCGCTGCTGGACCAGAACTGCGGTCCGATCTGGGCGTACTTACGCATGACGCACCCCCTTCCACTCGGCCAGTGTTTTTGCCCCCTTGGACGTATTGCAGGGCTTGCAGGCGGTGGCCAAGTTCTCAAGCGCGTCGGTTCCGCCGCGAGCACGCGGGTGGACGTGGTCGCACTCAAGGTCTTCTGCGCTCCCGCAGTAGACGCAGCGGTGTCCGTCGCGCTCAAAAACCTTGGTACGCAACGCATTCCATGCCGACGGACTTGCGGCAGGGCCTCGACCCGCGCGCGGCTGGCGGGCGCCACGTGCGAAGCGCTGACGCCTGTTGGCAGTCCTTTCCGGCATGGATGCCGGCGGCGGGAATTCACTAGCCGGCTCGCGGTGGTGCGGGTTCTGGTGTTTGGCGAAGTTCACCACCTGGATCAGCCGCATGTCCTTCACCTGGTAGCGCAGCACGAAGCCGAAGCGCTCCAGCTCGGCCAGCAGCGGCTCGGCGTCGATGGAGTCGAAGGCGAACAACTCGGCCTTGATGCGCTTCGGGCGGTCTTCCAGCCGGCCCTCGCGGTCAGCGAGTTGCCATAGGCCGATGAACAGCAGCCGCGCCCAGGGCGAGCACTCGGCAAGGTCTTCGTTCTTGAAGAACCCGGTTTTGATGTTGCGGGCGCGTGCCATGGCGTCTACTCGTACTGGTCGTAGAGCCAGTTCTTGAAGGCCGTCCAGCTGCTGCAGGACTTCGCCTCCTCCACCATGTCGTCAACTGGCACGCCGGCTTTCAGTGCCGCCTTCAACTCGCCCATCAGGCGCGCCGGCACATAGCTCAGGCGGTTGTTGAGAATCCCGCGGACGTAGTACAGGCGGCGCTCGTCTTCCGGGGCTCCTGCCAATGCGCAGATGCCACCCACCTTGCTTATGGCCAGCTCTGCGCTTTCCGTGGTGGCCTTACCGTTCTCGTTGAGCACGACGTACTGCTCGGCAGCGGTGTCGATCGCATCGAGAACACGCGGTAGGCCATGGCGCTTCAGGAGCTTGCGCATCTGCTGGAGACCGTTGTCAGTCAACCAAGAGCCTTTCACGGCGCTCTGCCAAGCCTTCGCGATGGCGTCGATCTGGTCGCCCTCGATGTCCTTCAGCCCTTCGCGCCACTGCAGCATCATTTCCAGCTGCTCGCGGCGCTCGTGCAGCACCTCCATCTGCGCCTGCTGCTTCTTGATGGCTGTGTCGTCGCTCAAGAGGCGATCGCTCTTGCCGGCATTGCAGGGCTGGCACGACGTGATGAAGTTCATCATGTCGTTGTCGCCGTCCTGGCTCACAGGGTGGATGTGGTCCACCTGCAGCAGCACGTCAGGCGCCGCGGCGCCGCAGTATTGGCACTTGAATCCGTCGCGCTTGAAGACCTCGAAGCGGGTCTTCTTGCTGATCGACTTTCGTTCTGTCGTCATTTCATCCTGCCCGGTGCAGGCCCGGCAAAAGGGAGCAGCGGCAGGGCGGGCCGGGAGTCCGCCTTTTCGGGTGTACGGCCCTGAGCCGCTGCTGTAAACGACGGGGCGCAGCTCAAGCCGCACCCCCGATGGAAAGTTGCTGAAGCTCCGCCTGGCACTTCAAGCCAAGCTGCTCCTCGTGCTTCGCGCACTCCTGCACCAGCACCTGTGCGTAGACATCGGGGTGCTGGCGGTCGAAGTCGAGGCCGGGCCCGCGGACGAACTCGCCGGGCTTCTCGCCAGGAACGAGCCAGCCGGTGGAGCCTGTCCACGGCCGCGGGTCAATGCCGATGCTCTTGAGGTCCTTGCGCGTGACGTGGCCAGCGATCTCCAGCGCGGCCAGCACGCGAAGCGCCTTGACCTTCCACTTCGTGAGCTGCAGCGGCGCACTGCAGCCGGCGGCGACATCAGGCACAAACTCCGGCAGTTCGCAGCGCCGCTTGGGGCTCCAGTAGTGCCAGCCCGTGGAGTGCTCCATGCTGAGGCCGGGTGCGAAGCCGACAGGCCCCCAGCCGCCGCGTTCTGGCGCGAACACCATCAAGCCGAGGGCGCCGCAAATCTTGGTCGCCGTGGCGTCGCACTCCGGGATCAGGATGGCGCGATAGTCCGGGCCGGTATCGCTCCAGGCCCTGAAGTCGTCGGGGATGCTCTGGTCGAGCACCTTCATGTTGAAGCGCAGCTTGGCCTGAATGCCGATCTGCGTTCCATCCGCGCCCACCAGCAAGATGTCCCAATCAGCCGTCTCGGCGTAGGGTGTCCAAGACGGCGTTTCGATGCCGCGCCAGCGCTTGCCGGCTTCCGCCTTCACCCAGGTGATGAAGTCGGCGCACAGGGCGGCCTCGGTGGCATAGCGCGGGGTCTTCTTCACGTCAGAACCCCAGCCCGGCCTGTTCCATGGCTGCCGGCGCGTCGTGGGCGAACAGGGCGGCTTGGCGCTGGGCCTGTTCGATGCGGCGGCAGGCGATGTCGAAATACGCCGGCTCGCGCTCGATGCCGATGAAGCTGGCGCCAGCCATGACCGCAGCCACGCCGGTTGTGCCGCTGCCCATGTAGGCGTCCAGCACCGATGCCGGGTTGCCGGCCTGCTCTTGGCACCAGCGCATGAGAGCAAGTGGCTTCTGGGTTGGATGCCCGACGCGCTCCGCATTGGTGGCGCCGATAGACCATGAGAACTGCCGCGCGTTGCGGTCAAGATTCGTCCACGCCAGCTCCAGACTGGCCATGCTCGGCGGCGCATCCGGCTTGAACCACGTCAGCCAGCCGCGCGACGGCTTCAGCGGGTAGTAGTTGCCGCCCCAAACGACCTGCACATCGCCAAGCGCCAGCACCTCAGCGAGTTCACTGACCGGTTCTCGATCCCACTCGCGGGCTTCCATGCCGGCGGCACGCTGCCACTTCGTTGCGCGAGCGCGCGCATCCGTGTCGCCGATGCCGTAGGGCGGGTCAACAATGACGGCCGCCACTCGCTGAAGCGTCGGCAGCACCTCGCGGCAGTCCGCTAGGTACAGCACCGCATCGCCGATGACCTCGCGCTTCATGCCTTGCCCCCGCTGCGCAGCCGCTCCCACTCCGCCGAGAACCCTGCACCACGCACCGCCTCGCCCTCGCGGACCTGGAAGCGCGGGTCGTGGCCACCAGCAATGCCGCGCGCCGGGCAGTGCTCCACTTGCACCCCACCAACTGCCGCCGGTCGCGGCTCAGGGCGCGTCAAGCGGCCCAGGCCGGTGCGCTTGGGGAACTGGTCCAGGCCTGGGGCGTTCTCGCCCAGGGGGTGCGCCTTCTTACGCATACACCCTCCACCCAATCCATTGACTCGGCCCATCAGGAAGCCGGCAGGCCCAACAAGCGGTCGCAAGGTTGTCCAGCACCGTCTTGCCGCCAAACTGCGGCGCCACGATGTATTCACAGGTCAGGCGCTGGTTGCCGCCGCAAAACGCGCAGTGGTGGTCATCGCGCAGAAACACCAGGGCTTGCAGGCGCAGGAGTTCTTTGCGATGCGCCTCCTGCTCGGCGGCGCTAGGGAGGCAACGGACGACATGCCGCTGCTTCCGGTCCACCGTGAGCCACGCATCCATGCCCTGACGCAGCCGCCCATGCGCTGCGGTCAGCTTGGCGGCAAGCCTGCCCATGTCGCCGAGCCCGGCGTTGCGCATTGCGCGCCCCAGGTAAGCGCCGGTCCTGTGCGAGATCGCTGGACCGCGCATGCGGTTGCAAGAGCCGCACGTCGGGTCAACGTCCAGCGGATTGCTGTAATCCCGGTGGTCGTAGAACTTGGCTTGACGCCGGCGATCAGGCGGGCAGTCCACGCACAACTGGCTCTTGATCGGCGGCAGTTCGCCACGCCTGACAGCACGATTGACCGCCCTCCACGCCTGCTGTCGCATCGAGCCGTCGCCGTGAATACCCATGCACCGCGCCAAACCGCACGAATAGCAGCAAAGGCCATGAATGCCGCTGCGCCAAGGGCGAATTGGACGAAAGCAGTCGGCGCAGCAGTGGACGCCATCGACGTACAGCGGCGAGTCGTCGCGCATGTACTGCCGAGTCGGCGCAGCAATGCGCGGCGACGCAGGAATGTGTGCTGCGCAGTATCGGGAGCCACGGCCGCGGCCAGTGAGTTCGCCGCAGACACGGCAGCGAATGCCGGAAAAGCCACCCATTACCGACCCTTTGTGCCGAACGGTTGCGCCAGCAACCGAAGAGTGTTGCACTCCCAAACAAACCCGATCGCCACTCGCCCCTTTGGGGGTAGTCCGACCGAGGAATCGGGCGCGACCATTGCTTCCCATGACCTGTGACGCCATCGACCTGCTTGAAGCCGAAGCGCCCGCCATCACGGCGGAAAAACCAGCACTCGGAATAGGGACACGCTTGACCGGCCGTGCTGCACTCGCTGACGCACTGCGCGAAACTCCCGCCATGAATGCCATGGAAGTAGCGCAGGAAGCGAAGGCGGTGGAAGCCATGACGAAGTCCAGGCCCGGCCGGTCAAGGAAGTTGCCGGCGGCCGGCGTCAACGTCGGCGAAGAAACTCAGAAGGGGCTGGACCGTGCGCGGCTTGAAGCAGCGATTGGTCTCGTACAGAACGTGTTCGGGGAGTTGCTCGCTGCAACCGGCAGCCCGCCCGATCAACCGGAGTCGCTGGACGGTCCTGGGTTCCAGGCTGCGAAGCCGGCGCCGGAGGCTGTCGAGGGTCTTGGAGAAGGGGTCCATGGACCCGATCTTAACTCTAAATATAGAGCGTCGATCACTCTAAGCCATGTGAGCGATGTCGCGCACCATAGCGACATGCGAGGCAACCAAGACGATCAGGACCCCAAGAAGCGGTCGCGCCCAGTCCTGGCCGCAATCCTTGAGCACCTGATTCAAACCAAACAGACCTCACCAAGCCTTCTCACGAAGAAGGTCGGCGAGGAAAAGCCAGTGCTGCCCTCATCGGTCCTGCACCTGGTGCGAAACCAAGATGTTTCGCTGGGCATGGACATGCTTGATCGCCTGGCCTACGCCTTGAACATGGAGACTTGGCAGCTGCTGATCCCCAACATCGACATCGCGATGATGGATGCCGAGCATTGCTCGGCACTTGTGGAACTGGGTCAGCGCCTCGCGCCCCTGCAACCTGACGCCCTGGAGCGCGCGGTGGCGCTGTGCCACCTCGCCATAGATGTCGCGCTCAAGGACAGGCCACCGACGCCGGCGGCGTCAACCGAGCAAAGCCGGCCCCGCGGACCCGGCGCGGCTCGACTCGATCCCCGCGGCGCCACACCCAAGCGAGCGCCTCAGCGGGATTGATGAACATGCGGGCACGCAGCCCGTGCATGGCCATCTGAACGAGGTAGTCGGCCAACCCGGGTAGAGACACGTCCGCCGTGACGTAGGCTACCGGGCGGCGCCCCAACACCGCGACGACCTCGCGCAGGCCGTTGCTGATCTGCTTCATCTCTGAGGCGTCAAGTACCAGCACCGCCTGGCGCAGATCGAACACCACGCCGCAGACCTCCGGCGACAGCATCGCCCACCCCTTGACTCGGGCCTGCATCCATTGCTCCTCGTTGAGCACTCCACGAGCCGTGAGCACCACAGCGTCGCCGCGCAGCTCGCACGTCACTGCGGAGCTGGTCGCGCACATCTCCATCACCACTTCTCCTCATGACGACCGTTGTATCGGTCGTTCCCTGGAAATATTTACAGTCAGATTTCCATGTTAAGCACTTTTTCTTTATGGGAATTGACTTTTACTTTCTGACGATCGCTCGGGTTTTCCCTTGTGAACGTGAAATTTTTGCGGCGCGCCGTCCCTCGTACTCTAAATCCAGAGTAGCATTGCACCCGTAATTTAGAAGCACAGGGATGGAATGTAGCCGCCATGGAAAGCGCTCTCAGTACACCGACTCAAAGAAGCGTCGCCTGCTCTGTCAGTCATGCTGGAGCCCTTGGCCGCCCACGTCCTTGCGCCACCTCTGACTTTCATCAAGAACCCGGCTCCGGCGTGAAAGGTGCACGAAAGGCGTGCCCGGCGACGATGCACCAACCCTGGGCATTTCCCGGGTCTGTTGCCGCTGCCACACAACCCGACGAAAACGGTTTCTTCCCCTCGCTTCTTGGCTCCATCCCTGTCACGGTCGAGTACGCCGCCACCAGCGGCTTTGCTCAGCCCGTGAGCGTTTGGATCGGCGGCAAGAGCGCCAGCCTGCTGGATGACGCCTGCCACTTCAGCCCTTGCCAGTTGAAGGCCTGGGAGCGCGAGGCGCAGGCCACGCACGTTGCCCGCTGTGGCGGCAATGCCTTCGACGACACGGAGCACTGCGCTGCGGTGGCGCTTGGGGCGTTCATCGACCGGATGAATGTCGCGAGGGCTGCGGCATGAGCGCCCTCGCCTGGCTCCAGGGCCGCCCCGACCGCACCGACGTGTACCGCCGCCAGGTGCCGGACTCGCTGCCGCCGTTCGCGCGCTTCGACGCTGATCGCGGCGTCTGGATGTGCGGCTGCTGGCATGCGTACCAGGCCCGGCGCTGTGAGACGCCTTCGCGCTTTCAGGACCTGCCCTGGGGGCCGGTACCGGCCGAGGTGCTGCAGTGAGCGCCGGCAGCGTCAGCCGAGACGACGGCTTCACCTGCTACCGCGTGCACGGCGGCCACGGCCGCTACGAGTGGGCCACGATCTGCATTCGGGAGTGGACGGCCGGCGGCGATATGGTCGGCGAGCGCAGCCGCTTCCTCGGCGAGATCCTGATCCATTCGTCCTTCGGCGCCTGGGGCTTCCAGTGGACGCACCTCGGCGAGCCGTTCCGCGAGTTCCTGCAGCACGCGGAGTTCGACTACGTTTTCACGAAGTTCATGGGCTCCGATCTGCAGGTCTTCGACGGCGAGGGCTCGGTGCGCAACCTGCGCCAGCAGATCGTGGAGCAGCGCCGCAGCAACGACATCACCAAGGGCGCAGCCCGCGCGCTGTGGCAGGAGATCAACGCCTGCCAGAACGAGTGCGAGGACAGCAATGCGAGCTTCGTGGAGCAGATGCGCGACATCGCCGACCGCTTCAACGATGGATACAGCTTCGACAGCGAGATCGAGTCCCTGAGTGAAGCCGAGCGGGATGCCGTCGTGCATCTGCTGCAAGAGCCCTGGGAACTGACGACCACCAAGGCACACCCGCAGGCAGAAGGCTTCTGGCGCGACCTCTGGCCGGCGTTCGTCGAGTACCTGCGCGCCGAGAAAACCGGAGCAAATGCATGACCTCCGAACTCATCGCCCTCGCCGGCACTGTTGCGCTCGCACTGACCGGCACGCTGGTTCGCATCCTGGCTGGAGGAGTTTGACCATGGACCGTCATCACCCGATCCGCTGCGCCGTTGTTGCCCTGTCTGCCCGCCAGCCGCGCTGCGCCTGGTTGCCGGCGCCGATCCGGCGCGTGCTCGATGGCTGTCGGCTGCTGCTGGCGTTGCGCAATGGAGGTGCGTCTTGAACCCCTTCGCCGAACTCCAGCGCGTCGCAGAGCGCGGCTACGCCGACCGCCTGCCGCCGCCGCGCGAGCCCGAGGTCATCCCGGCCCGCCTGGGCTCGCGCACCGAGTTGCTGCTGCATGCGCTGGCCGAGCACGGCGACCTCAGCACGATCGAGTTGTCCGAGATGACCGGGCTGTGCTCGAAGCGCATCTGGGGCCTGCTCAAGGCTCACATCGACTCCGGCCGAGTGGTGGTGCACGACAAGGTTTGGCGCATCAACCGCGAGTGGCCGGCGCAGCAACTGCAGCGTGACTTGGCGCGTGCGGCGGAACTGCTGCGCCAGCACGGGTACACGGTGACCGCCCCTGGAGCGCGGCCATGACCCGGCGCTACTGGACCGAATCCGAAGTGGCCTGGCTGCGCAAGCGCTACAGCGAAGTGCCGGCACGCATCATTGCCGCCACGCTGGACCGTGACGTGCAGGCCATCTACCGCAAGGCGATGCAAATGGGCCTGAAGGCGCCTGCCGAGCGTGTGGCGAAGGCCGCATCCGAGCGCATGCGTTCCTGCGTGAACCATGGCGGGCGCGCGACGCAGTTCAAGCAGGGCATCGTGCCTTGGAACACTGGTCGCCGCGGCGAGACATTCGAGGGCTCTCAGTACACGCAGTTCAAACCGGGCCACCGTCCGCAGACCTGGGTGCCGGTGGGCACCTACACGGTGAACCCGGACGGCCTGCTGGAGCAGAAGGTGGGCGACGACCCGGGTCCGCGCACGGCGCGGTGGAAGCCTGTGCATCGCCTCGTTTGGGAAGCAGCCAACGGACCGATGCCCGCCGGCCACGTCGTGGTGTTCAAGCCGGGCCGCCACAGCACGGACCCCGAGCGCATCACGCTGGATGCCGTCGAGTGCATCACGCGGCGCGAGTTGATGCTGCGCAACACCATCCACCGCTACGGCCCCGAGGTGGCCGATGCCATGCGCCTGCGCGCGGCGCTTGGACGCGAGTTGCGTGAGCGCGCCAAGGAGGCTGAAGGCCATGAGTGACGGCAACACCCTGGGCGACCTTCGCGCCGCCCTCTTCGAGACGCTGCGCGGCGTGCGCAGTGGCGACGTGGACCTGGACCGTGCCCGCGCCGTCAACGAGATCGCCAAAACCCTCATCGACTCCGCCAAGGTTGAGATCGACTACCTGAAGGTCAACGGTGGCGGCGAGTCCGACTTCATCGACGCCGTCGGCAACGACAACCTTCCCGACGGCATCACGGCAATCCGGCGCCACCGACTCAGGGGCTGATGACATGAAAACACCCTCCCGCTGCTGGTCCTGCGCGCACAAGTCCTGGGCTGCCATTACCGACTCCTGCTGCACCAGCCAGGGCTACTTTCCGGTGTGCCGGCACCCGCTGTCCGAGGGTCGGCACTGCGACGAGATGCGGGCGGTGCATTGCGGGCCGGAGGCGAAGTTCCACGAGCCCCGGGCGCGCGTCATCGAGGCGACAGCATGACCCGCTGGACCTGCACCGACGGTCAGGCGATCCGCGCCGCTGACGGCGCCCGCGTGGCCATCGTGGACCAGCGCCGCCACGCCGCAGCCATCACCGCTGTGCCGCTGATGCTGCCCGTGCTCAAGGAATTCGCCCACATCGGCCAGCACTGCCCGGCGATGGTCAAGCACTTCGCCAACCAGTACCCCGTGCACGAGCGCGAGGCCATCCAGAAACTTTTCCGCGACGCCGTCGAAGCCTTCGCCGCCGCAACCAACCAGGAGCCAAAGTGATGGCCAGCGTTCTCTCTCTGTACCGTCGGCGCAACAACACCAGTTCTGTCGCCTTCGAGGACACGCAGCCTGCGCAGCCTCTGGAGCCCGGCTTCACGCCGGGGCCGTACCTCGTCGGGGTCAACGGGCAGATGGTCTTCGCCGACGAGGACGGCAAGCAGCGCCTGGTGGCCATCGTCGTCAGTGGTGCAGCCGACCGCGTGCAACTCCCGTTCCGTGAAACGGCCCACCTGCTCAAGGCCGCACCGGACCTCTTCACGGTAGCGCAAGCCGTGCAGCGACTGCCGGACCCGACCGAAGTGACGCTCGCGGACCTGCACTCGCTCACGGAGCAGATCCGCATGCTCAAGGAGTCCGCGTCGTGGGCAACGCAGCGGGCGCTGGGCGAACTCGGATGACGGAGGCGGGCATGAGCACGGTCGAGCATCAGGCGGCGATCAAGTGGCTCCGTCGCTACGGCAAGGACGACCCCAGCGCCGGAGCACTCATCGAGCGCCATGCGGGCGCCTGTCATGACGAAGTGCAGCCCGGCGACGAATGCCCGTCGTGCTGCCAGCAGCAGTGCCGATACCGCGACACCTGCCCGGCCAGCGCCAGCGTGCGCGGCTGCGGTCGGAACTGAAGTTCAGCGCGCGCCGGCGGCGCATTCCTCTCGCCGGCAACTCCAACAAGGAAACCTCGTGCCCGACATCGCCAAGCTGCAAGAGTTCGACTTCGTCACCGTCTTCGACGCCTCCGGCTCCACCTCCGACGACGACTGCCCCGGCGGCATGACCCGCTGGGACTTCATGCAAGAAACCGCCCTCGCCTTCACCCGCGAGATCGGCAAGATCGACCAGGACGGCCTCGGTGTCGTCATCGGCAAGGGCTCCAGCCCCGTCGTGAAAGACGGCGTCACCGCGCGCGACATCAAGGAACTGCTGGCCTCTTACGGTCCCGGCGGCTCCACGCCGCTGCACACCTGGCTGCAGGCCGCCTTCACGCTGGCGGGCAAGTCCAGCAAGAAGGACCTCATCGCGGTGTTCTTCGACGGCACGCCCGACGACAAGGCCGCCGTGGAGCGCGTCCTGATCGAGCAGTCCAACAAGCAGGAAAGCGACGACGCCCTCACGGTCCTCTTCGTGCAGATCGGCTACGACAGCGCCGCCAAGGCCTGGCTGCAGCAGCTCGACGACGGCCTGACCAAGAAGGGTGCCAAGTTCGACATCGTGGACACCGCCACGATGGATGACCTCGTCAATGCCGGCTCCGCGGCCGAGCTGATCCTCAAGGCCATCGCCGACTGATCGGCTTCGGCGGACGCATGCACACCCTTGACCTGATCCTGGCCGCTTCGCACCTCGCCGTTTTCGCGGCCGGCTGGTGGTGCGGCGTCCGCCTCTACCGCTTCATGTTGAACCGCCGCGCCGGCGATCGGCGCTGATCCCTGGAGAACGCCATGAACGCACTTGGACCCGTCGTTTCCAACCGCCTCACTGACGAGCGCGCCGCGCACACGGCCATGAAGCCGCACCTCGCGCAGCGGCTGGCCCAACTGACCGCGCGCGCCACGCCGCTGGGCCTGGTGGCCACGGACGGCGCCGGCCGCATGGCGTTCTCGCCGAACTACACGCGGCCCGGCCAGCAGATCGCCTGCAAGCCCGTGGCGCTGCCGCCCATCACCTGGGCCTGTGAAGCAGCGCTGCCCGACGGCATCGGGGCGGAGTGGAAGACCACGGGCGCCATCGTCAACGGCAGCCGCGTCTACGTGACAGCCACGCAGGAACAGTTCTTTGATCTCGGCGTGGACGCCGAAGCCGCCCGGCGCTTGATGGCAACGCCGTGCGTGGTGACGCACCTGGGCGCAGTGGACACCGACATCCGCGAGGAGCACGACACGCAATCGCTGGGATGGCGGGTCGAGACGGCCTGGTTGCGGCTGGCCGATGCGCCGGCGGCCGACTTCGACCCGTTGAGCGGCCCGCTGCAGGTCGGCGACCGCATCGAGAAGTTGGAGGGCGCATATCGCGGCAGCATCGGCGTCGTCGTTCAACTGCGGGGCCGCGCCAATGACGGCATGGCGGTCCGCTGGGAAAGCGGAAGCGCCCTGAATCGCGACAACGGTCGGTGGCACGACCCTGCTGCGGTTGCCGCATCGCGGTCGTCCTGGCGAATCCTGCAGCGCGGCGCGTCCTGAGCACCAGGGGCCGCCACCCAACCCAAGTTTTCAGGGCGACTCCAGCGGCGTGGGTTCAGTGCCATTCCTCCCTGTCTGCCAAGACCTTCCCGCGCCGCGCCACTGCTGTGGCCGCCCTACTTTCTTCACATCGGCAACTGCTGCTGAAGACCGAGCGCCCGGACCCGACGCAAGAGCGGGCCGGGCCTCACCCAACACCCAAGGACCCTGCATGCCCACCAACCTCACCGCCGACCAACTGGAGCGCATCGCCCGCACCTGCCACGAGGCAAACAAGGCCCTGTGCGAAGCCCACGGCGACCACTCGCAAAAGCCCTGGGCTGATGCCGAGCAGTGGCAGCGCGACAGCACCGTGGCCGGCGTGCAGTTCGCCATCGACAACCCCGACGCCGGCCCGGACGCGCAGCACAACGCCTGGATGGCCGACAAGCTGCGCGACGGCTGGACCTGGGGCCCTGTGAAGAACCCGGAGTTGAAGCTGCACCCCTGCATCGTCCCGTACTCGGACCTGCCGGCGGAGCAGCGGGCCAAGGACTACGTGTTCAAGGCCATCGTGGGCGCGATGCGGGACCGCTGACCATGCTCAAAATCGAAATCACCGACCCCGAACACCTCTCCGACCTCTGGATGTGGATGGGCCACCTTGAAGCTCATGAGTGGGCCAAGAAGAAGTCCGACGCCGCCAAGGTCGTCGGCATGGCGCTCATGACGGACCTGCTCGAAGGCCGCTGCAGCCAAGTCGGCGAGCGGGTGCGGATCAAGAACATCCGGCTCGCCGTCAAGAACGGCTTCAACATCGAGACGCACGCGCTGCACCTGGAGAACGCGGGTGGGCGGGCGTATTTGGTGGCGCACCCGTATGACGGGGCCGAGGGCTGACGCACCATGTTCAAGACCCTTACGCTACTGCGCATCGCGCCCACTTGGCAGCCCGACGCCGCAGCCACCGAATCCGCCCTCGCCCGCGAGCCCTTCACGCCCTGCGCGCCGACGCAGCCTCTGAGCACCGGCTGGGTGCCGCCGCGAGGCACGCCGCACGCGCCGCTGCTCGAAGTCGTCGGCGGCCACTGGCTGCTGGCGCTGATGGCCGAGAAGCGGCTGCTGCCGGCATCCGTCGTCAAGGACCGCGTCGAGGCCATCGCTGCAGCCATCGAGCAGGAGCGCGGCTACAAGCCGGGCAAGAAGGAGTGCAAGGAACTGGTCGAGCAGGCCACGCACGAACTGCTGCCCATGGCGTTCACGAAGCGCAGCCGCACCCAGGTCTGGATCGACCCGCGCGCCGGGCTCCTGGCCATCGACGCCAGCGCCAAGCAGGCAGACGCCGTGGTGAGCATGCTGGTCAAGGCGCTGGATTGCTTCGCGGTGAAGCCCATCGTCACGCAGCAGTCGGCTGCGGGCTGCATGGCGGCGTGGCTTGCCGAGGGCGAGGCGCCCGCCGGGTTCTACCTGGACCGCGAGTGCGAGGTACGGGCCGCGGACGAGACGAAGGCCACCGTGCGGTACGCCAAGCACGCGCTCGACACCGACGAGGTGAAGCAGCACATCGCAGCGGGCAAGCGGCCCACGCGGCTGGCGCTGAGCTGGAACGAGCGCGTGGCCTTCGTTCTGACCGACGCGCTGCTGCTGAAGAAGCTCCAGTTCCTGGACACCGCCCTCGAAGGCCGCAACGTGGTGGACGAGGACGAGTCTTTCGACGCCGACGCGGCCATCGCAACGGGCGAGTTGAGCCGGCTGATCCCGGAGCTGCTGGATGCGCTCGGCGGCGAGCCGCAGACCAGCAACGTCACTTCACCCATTACCGAGGAAGCAGGAACTCCGGCATGAGCACTACCAAGCAAGAAAACGTCGTCATCAGCGCACCGAACTTCGGTGTTCTGGAACTTCTGATCCGCGGCACAGCGCCGCTGGTCATAGAGCGCTTCTCGAAAAAGGCCGAACTCATGAGCCGCATGGCCGAAGGTTCAGTTGCGAAATCCAAAAAGGTCAGAGAGGCGCGCGACTACGAGCGCGAAGCAGAGGAAGCTCGCTATCGCTCGTTCGATGGCTGGGAGGGCATGAATGCTGCCGCGTTCCGTGCCGGAATGATTTCCGCGTGCCGGCTGGTCGGCTTCAAAATGACTTTGGCCAAGTTGAGCTGCTTTATCGAGGCGGATGGTTTCGACCGCATCGACGGCCTGCCGCTGATCCGCATCTACGGCGAGAGCCGGACCTTCTCCGCGCACACCCGCAACGCCACCGGCGTGGTTGATGTGCGCGCCCGCCCTCAGTACCAGTCCTGGGCGGCAAAGCTGCGCATCAAGTTCGACCAGAGCCAGTTCAAGGCGGCTGACGTAATAAACCTGATGTCGCGGGTTGGGCTTCAGGTCGGCATCGGTGCTGGGCGCCCGGACAGCAAAAGCAGTGCGGGGTGCGGCTGGGGCACTTTCGAGGTGATTGGCACGGACCAAGACGCATCGGTGAGAGCGCAATTCGGTATTGCCTGACGCAGCAGGCAAGGCATGGCATGGCGAGTTTTGGATTGGCGAGGCGCGGTGCGGCAGGCATGGCAAGGCGAGGCTTGGCAAGGCAAGGCCAGGACCGGTTCGTCTCGGCAAGGCAGGTAAGGCAAGGCGGCGCTGGGATAGGTACGGCGCAGCTGGCGTGGCTGGGCTGGGCGACGTGAGGCCAGGCATGGCGATGTTTGGCATTGCCGGGCAAGGCGAGGTGAGGCCGGTGTGGCGCGGCGTGGAGCGGAAAGGCTTCACAAGGCGGGGTGACGCTTGGCATAGCAGGCTAGGCGCGGCGAGGAACAGCGTGGACTGGCGAGGTAGGGCAGGCATGGACCGGCCGGGCGCAGTAAGGCGTGGTGGGGCTTTGCTCAGCAGGCTAGGAATGGCCCGGCTGGGCGAAGTCGGGCGTCGTGAGGCAGGCAAGGCGGGGCACGGCAAGGCGGGGCGCGGCGCGGACTGGCAGGCATGGAAAGGAATGGCCTGGAGGGGTTTGGCTTGGCTCAGCAGGCACGGAACAACAGGAGTTGAAGATGGACACGATCAAGAGTGAGTTGGAGCGGATCGCAGCAGAGCACGACGGCCTGCTGCGGCCCGAGGACGTGGTGAAGCAGGCTGCGGACAAGGCGCACCCGCTGCACGAGCATTTCCAGTGGGACAACACGACTGCCGCGCACCAATGGCGACTGGAGCAGGCGCGCAGGCTGATCCGCTCAGTTCGGATTGAAGTCCCGAATCAGCCGGCCGTTGCCGTGCAGGCATTCGTGTCCATTCCGAGTGACCGCAAACAGGAGGGTGGTGGCTACCGCGCCCTCGATGCCGTACTGGACAACGAGTTCATGACGCGTCAGTTGGCCGCCGAGATGCAGGCCAAGGTCAACTACTGGCGCAACCAGTGCGCGGCACTCGGCCTGGTGATCGACTTCGAGCCGGCGCAAAAGATCGCAGACACGGTGCGGCAGGCAAGCGAGGGGCCGAGGGCCGCTGCATGACGTATCCGACCACCTACGTCGCCAAGGTCTTGGCCACTGCCCAGCAGTACCTGGGCAAGACGCCCGAAGCGCTGGCCAGCGCAGCCGCGTCGCTTGACATGCCGACCGAGGCTGTCGAGCAGATCGCCCGCGAGCACGCCAAAGCCGCAGCGCCGGCACAGCAGCGCCAGCCGGCCAAGGCCGGGCGCACGAAAGAAGGAAGCACCCCTTGAGCACTACCCACGAAGACGCCCTTCGGCGCATCCTGGCACTGAGCCTGGACGCCCACATAGGCCCGCACGCCCTCGCCCTGGCCATGAAGGAGATCGCGCGCCAGGCGCTTGACGAATCGGCCGAGCCGCCCGTGGCCATGCTTGCCTGGATCGGCAAGGACGAAAGCCACGACAAGGTCGGCATCCGCAGCATCGGTACGCCGATGGGTGTGCTGCCCGCGTGCATGGTGGACAACAAGGCGTCCCAGGAAACCATGCCGAAGATGGCTGCCGTCATGCAGGTCATTGCGGACACGGTGAGCGAGCCGCAGCGCCTGGTGCGCTTCGTGGCGGTGGAGACGCTGCAGGAGTTGCGGCCGATCACGGAGCACCACTGATGGGTTTCTACATCCCGACCAACTCCGGCGACCTCGCGCCGCCGCCAGCCTACAGCGCCAGCCTGGGCGTGCCACTGGCCAACACGCTGCATCCCGCAGGCGCCGCGCCTGAACCGCAGCCTGCGGCGGCCGATCCCGGCGAGACCTGGAAGCCTTGCCGCGACCTGCCCACGTCCTGAAAGCAAACCCATGAACACCACCACCGAATCCACCGAGCAGCGCGTCGAGCGCATCACTGCAGAAGTCCTGGGCCTCGCGCCCGCCACCGTGAGCCAGGACACCGAACTGCACAAGCACGATAGCCTCGACCTGGTCGAACTGGTCATGGCGCTGGAGGATGAGGTCGGCATCGAGCTCGCCGACGACGACTGCGAGAAGTGCCGCACGGTGGCCGACTTCACGCGGCTGGTGCAGGCGGCCGGGCCGGAGGCGTCGCTTTGAGCGCGCCGGACTACACCGCGTTCGACGCCGCGCTGCTGGCGCACATCGACGCCGGGCGCAACACGATGATGGTCCTCGACGGTATGAAGGACTTGTTGGCGCTGGCCAAGCCGATCTGCCAGGCGGCGCCGGGGCGGTTCAAGCCGCCGGAGTGGCGAATCATCGACCGCCGGCTCCAGGCGCTGCGCAAGCGCGAGGTGATCGTGTTCGACCGCAAGGCCGGCTGGATGCGGCTCAAGAAGGACTGAGTCGGCCGCCATGCGCAACATCTCCTTCGCCCTGACGACACCGCAACTGCTCGCCGGCACCAAGACAGTGACGCGACGCATCGGCTGGCAGCACCTCCAGGCCGGCGAGCAGCTGCGCCCGGTCGCCAAGTGCATAGGCCTCAAGCGCGGCGAGAAGGTGCAGCCGCTGCGCGCCCCGCTGCTGGTGGTGAGCGTGCGTCAGGAGCAACTGCGCGCGTTGCAGGACGACGTTGACTACGGCCTGGCCGAGTGCGCGTTGGAAGGCTTCGGCGATCACGCCACCCTGCGCTGGCCATCCGAGTTCGTGCGCTTCTTCTGCGACTCGCACAAGGGTTGCACGCCGGAGACGGTCGTCACGCGCATCGAGTTCATGTTCACCGATGGGGCAACGGCATGACCACCACCCACGCTGCCGCCCTGACCGCACTCACCGAGCTCGCCGGCCTAGCCATGGATCGCCCTGCCCGCGCACAGATGCTGCTCTCCCGCATCCGCGAGGCACTGCAGGACCCTGCCGCGGCGCCCGGGCCGGATGCGGCGCAGACCGCCCTCTTCGTGGCCGCGTACCGGCTGCTCGAAGCGCACCAGGCGCGCAAGCCGCTGGACGGCCGCATCGCGGTGCTGTGGGGTGCGCTCGACGGGCTGCTGGGTCGGTTCGGCGTGGTGTCGCCGGCGGACATCGACGCGCTGGAGGGGCGCGAGGAACAACAAGCTGCGGAGGCAACACCTTGAGCACCGAACCCGGCTTCGTCACGGCCCGCCTCGTCTTCAGCGACCAAGGCCCGGGCGTGACTTTGAAGATGCCCGTGGCCACCGCCGAGCAGCTGCGCAAGTTCGCCGCCGACTCGCTGCGCCAGCAGCGCGAAGGCGCCGAGGGCCGCCTGCCTGAGACGCTGACAATTTGGCCCGGGATGCAGTCCTGGAGTGCTGCGCAGCCGGCGGCGGCGAAGCCCCAAAAAAGCTCACCCGGAGCATCACCCTCATGAGACTCGTCATCGTCGCCGCCGTGGCCAGCAATGGCGTCATCGGCAACCAGGGTGCCCTGCCCTGGGGCCACTTCCCCGAGGACCTGGCGCACTTCAAGCGCCTCACGATGGGCGCGGCCGTCATCATGGGCCGGCGCACATGGGACAGCCTGCCGGCCGCCGTGCGCCCGCTGCCTGGCCGCAGGAACGTCGTACTGTCGCGCGACCCAGCTTGGCGCGCGCCCGGCGTGATCGTGGCGTCCTCGCTGTGCAATGCGCTGGCGCTGCTGCGCGCAACCGGTGAGCCTGTCGTCTACGTCATCGGCGGCGCGCAGGTCTATGCCGAAGCGCTGTCGCTCGGACTGGCTGACGAGCTGGCGCTGACCGAGATCGCGCAGGACTTCGCCGGCGACACACGCTTTCCGGACTTCGACCGATCCAGCTTCCACGTCGAGGCGCAGACCTGGCATCGGGCGGCGCCGCCGAATGGCTTCGCCTACGCCGTCACCAACTACCGGGGAGCTTGATGCACCTCGACTCATTCAGCGGCCCGGCCGCCAGTCTCGAGCCGGCCGAGCGCACCGCCAGCAACGTGCTGCGCTGCCTCGCCAACCACCCGCGCGTGAGCACCTTCGACCTCTGCGAGACGCCCTGGCTGGATCGCGCGATCCGTGACCTGCGCCAGCAGGGATTGATTGTGGAAGGCACTGGCGACGGCTACCCGTGGCTCACGTACCGGCTGACGGCGAAGGGTGCCGCGCAAATCGCCGCAACCACCGAGCGCCCCGCATGATGACCGGCACCCTTTCCATCATCCAGCCGAAGCGGCCCACGGGCCCGGGCTGGCGCCGCGCCACCTGGTGGCGGTGCCCGCCGCAGCTGGCCGAACTCGGCTACCCCGTCGAGCCCTGGGAACACCCTGCCTCCGGCCTGTTCGCGCTGTCTGCCGTCGAAGTGGCCCACGATCCCGGCCAGCCGGACCTGGGGCCCGAATACCACCTCTCGATCACCCTCAACGGCGGGCGCTGCACCGCCGCCGATGCGCTGTTCGTGCTGGCCGCCTTCGGGCTGTCGGATGCGACCGAGGACAACCACGTACCCGGCGGACGGGCGCGGAATTTCTGGCGCCCTGTGGCCGACAAGCTCAGCGGCCACATCTGCCACTGCCAGGATGAGGAGCCTGCGATGCGCGAGGACAAGGGCGACTACGTGTGGCGCGGAGTCACGCGGTGAACCCTGCCCCGCTGCGCCCGACCTCACCGGACTGGCAGCCGGCGCAGTGGTGGGAGTGCCCCGCCGGCCTTGCGTCTGCGACGTACAGCGTCGATGCCTGGACGCACCCGGCCACGGGCCTGTTCGTGCTCAGCGCCGTGGACACCGCCACCGCGGTCCCGGAGCACGTGCTGGGCATCAGCGTCATGGGTTGCCGCTGCACTGATGCCGATGCGCGGCTGGCGCTGGCGGCCTTCGGCATGCAGGACGCGCAGGAGGATCACACCGCGGGCGACATGGCGCGGAACTGGTCGCGGCCGATCGGTGCGTCAGCGCCAGCAGCGGAGTCACCCTGATGGCCTTTCCCTGCCCAGCCTGCGGGGCCAGCATGCGCTGCATCGAGAGCCGCCCGACGGACCAAGGCACGCGGCGCCGCTATAGGTGCGCGTCGTGCGACTACCGGGCCAGCACCCTGGAGGTATTGGCCGAAGTCGCCGGCAGCCGCTCCCAGGGCATGCGCCCGGTGCGCGCACACAACGCGCCGCAGATCCGGGCGGCGGCGCAAGGACTGCTCGCTGTGATGGAGCGAGCGCTGGAGCAGGTCAAGGCCCTTGAGCGCCTGGCCGAAGAACCATAAGAGGAACCAAATCATGACCACCCCCGACACAGACCACCGCATCCGCGCCCTCGATTCCTTCGAGGCGCCCTACATCCGCCAGTTGCGCCAGATCGGCGAGACCATCGGGTACGGCCGCTCCTGCCAGGTGCTGGGCGACGCCTGGAACGAGAAGATGCCCGGGCGCGGCAGCATGGAGCGCCAGCCCGACATCGAGGCTGCCGAGATGCGCCAGCTTCAGGCGCTCAAGGTCGATCACGAGCGGCTGCTGCGCGCCGCATTCCACGCGCTCAAGAGCTACGAATGCGGCAACGCCTCTACCGAACTGGCGCGGGGCGTCTGCGCGGCCATTGCGGATCTCGGACTGGAGGGGGTTCCCCGTGGCTGACGCGACGCTTCCTCAGCAGCTGCGCGCTGCCGCAGACCGCCTTGAAGCCCTGGAGCGCGAGGAATTGCTGGCCAGCGAAGTCTTGGCCGATGCCGAGGCGCAGAACCGCGAGCTCAACGAGCTACGCAGCGCGCTGCTTGCGTTGCACTCACTGGCCGGCAAGTACCTCGCCCTCACCGGCGGCGGGATGTCGGATGGCAGCGAGGCCGAGGCCGTCGAGCGCGCCGGGCGGCTTCTGGGGCTGGCGCAGGACGGCGACGGCGATGCACAAAAGTCCTCACCTTTGGCCACAGAGCAGACTACGGCCGGTTGCGAAGAAGCAGCGCCAGCACCATGAGCGCGAGCAAGGCCAGCATCGAGCGCCTGCGCGACCTCGCCGCGCGCCCGGGCCACCGGCTCACGGCGCGTGACGCCGCAGGCCTGCGCCTGGCGGTCGAAGTCATGGAGGCGCAGGAGGAGATGTTGTCCAAGCAGTTCGACATCTACCGGGAGCAGTCGTTGCGCATCATCGACCTGGAAGCCATGGTGGCCGCGGCGCGGGTTTCGCTGGCGTTGGAGGACTGGCCGTGAAGCTCCGGCGCACCACCCAATGCGCCAAGTGCCCCTGGCGCAAAGACGTGAACCCGCACGACAGCGCCGAGGGCGTGCACTGCGTCGGTTGGCTACACCACCAGCTCGGCGACGGCAACAACGTGCGGCTGCGGGTGGTGATGGGAGCCTGCGAGAACCTGGGCCGGCTGCGGCTCAAGGGTGAGCAGCATGCGCACTTTGAGGACACGCTGCCGAAGGGCACGCGCAAGGACTGACCATGGACGCAAGCCAACCGAGAACCGCCATGAAGGTTCAAGGCGTCACGCCGGCCGAGGGCTACGGCGGCGCCCTCTTCCGCGTCGAGCCGCCGATCGTGCTGGACAACGGAACAGTTGCGCTCCACGTCATCACGTCCTGGGGTCTGGAGACGATCCTTGGAGACGAGAACTTCAACGTGTTTCCGGCCGACGAGAAAGGCCGCGTGCTGGACTGGTACGGCCTGTGCACGGACGGCGCGCCGCAGTGGGTCTACGACCTCGCCTTCCTTGACGACGACGCCTGAAGCCACCGGCTGGCCACCGCCTGCGCTGGCGCAGGACGACTGCTACCCGCTGTTCGCCTGGTTCGCGTCGAAGCCGGATGCGCGGCGGCTCGTGCGGGAGCACTGCGAGCGCATAGCGGCGCAGCGCCGCGAAGACACGCAAACGAAGGGCTGATGACGTGCGCCATGCTGTCGTCATGCCTATTGCGTTAGTACCAACACGGTGCATAATAGGCCCATCGACAACAGGAAACGTCATGACCAACGAAGAAGCCAATGCCCTGAAGTACGGAGCCAAGGTGTACTACCACGATGCCCCGGCCATCGTGCAGCGCGTGCAACGCAATGGTGTCGTCCAGCTATGACGGCATGGGCGCGAAGCGCGGCCAGTACGTCACCGAGCGCGTGGCAGCCTGCTACCTGAAGCTCCGCCAATGAGCACGAAGCCGCTCACGCCGGCGCAGCGGCTGGCGCTGCTCGACAAGATGACCCGGCACGACAACATCGCCACCACTGCGCTGATGCAATCGGCCCGCAACCCCGGCACCAAGACGGCCATGGCCTTGCGCGAGCGTTACGAGCGCCACATCGAGCAGTCAAACGAGTGCCTGAACAAGTTGCGCAGTGAACTACAAGCAGAAATGACCTCTGAGAAGCCGACGGCCAAGACCGGCAAGGAACGATGGGCAGCGCTGGATCAGCGGCGACGCGACCTGGGCTTGAAGCCCATCGGCAACCTCTATGCGCACCCGGACGACCACGACAAGGTCAAGGACCACGTGGACAAGCTCAATGCCAAGCGCTACGGCCCAGGTGTGGTGCCAGCGAAGCGAGCAAAGAAAGCTGACACCGCGCCAACAAAACCTGACAAGCCAAAGACCGTGAAAGGCTGACCATGGACGCCCTGCGCATCACCACCACCCTCCCTGCCGACGAAGCCGCCGCCCTGGAGCGCCTGCTGGGCGAACTGCTGGGCCGCTACGTGGCCGACCTCACCGAGAAGAGCGCCGCCGGCGCGACGCGCATGCGCCAGGCGCTGGCCGAGGCGATCAGCAATGCGAAGGAGCCCTGCCGTGGCTGACATCGACGCCCAGGCCCGCCGCCTCTACGAGGCCAGCACCCGCAGCGCCCCGACCTGGGACCAGCTCGGCGACACCACGAAAGGCGTGTGGCGCGAGCAGATCCAGAAGCAAGGCGCCGACACGGCGCGGCCGGCAGCGCCAGCCGCCGAAGACCAGCAGGAGCTTTTCTAAGCATGGACACCTACGACTTCTCGCGCCTGACGCCATCGCAGCAAACCCTGCTGACCTTCCAAGGCTGGAGCCGCGGCTGCGGACGGCCACAACCGCACCCCTTGAGCGTCAAGAAGCTGCTCGACCGCGGCCTGCTGGCGCAGCGCACGGTGCGCGAGGACCAGGGCGCGCTGGCGCTGGAGATCCATGAGTACGACGTGCCGCTGGCCGTGCACCGGGCGTGGTGCGAGCACTGCGCCAAGCGGGCGAAGTCGGAGACGGTTGCGGTCGAATACCCATCCGACTTCCATTGATAAGGCGCAATATCAACAGAGAGAAAAACAGATGCAAACCAAACCCATCGACTTCAATTCGGCAGCGCCGACCCACCGCTGCACCGAGTGCGGCGCCCTCTGGCGCCTCTGGCGCAAAGAGGAAACCGGTGCCGATGGCGACTCGTGGAACCTGCGTTCCGCGACGTGCGGCAAGTGCTGCGACATGGCGCCCATGGGCAAGCAGATCGTGCCGCTGACCTGGCGCGACATTGCCGGCGCGCTGGCGGGGCCGGTAGACCCGAACCACGACCTGGTGCCCACGCTGCGCATGTTCGGCGGGGCAATGACGGAGCGCGCGGCAGACGCCATTGAGCAGCTGCGCGCGCAGGTCACGACGCTGCGCAAGCAGGCCGCGCAGCACGAGTCCGACCACGCCCGAGCCAGCCATATGTGGATGCTGATGGTGCTGCCGATGCAGGCCGCCGCCATCGAGGCCGAGGAGACCAATACCGAGGAGGCGATGCGCTGGATCACCAACACGCTGATCCTACCCGGCCTGTACCCGGACCTGAACGACGCCAAGGCCGCAGGCGGCGCCCAGGCGTGGTTTGACCGCGAGAAGGCAGCCGAGGAAGCGCGCTACGACGGCGTGCGCAAGAAGCTCGCCGAGCAAGCCGGCCAGGGAGCCGCAGCATGAGCGGCGCCCCTGCCCCGCGTCCGATGCGCTCGGCCGCGACGTGGCTGGCCTTCGTCAACGAGCACCGGCCCTGCCCGGCCAAGGGCGTGACGCCCTGGTTTGCATGCTCGGTGCGCCCGGCGCGCATCGGCTGGTACGAGCGCCAGTTCACGGATGGCATCTACCGCCAGTGGTGGAACGGCGTGGCGTGGCTGTTCGGGCCGGACAAGAACCAGCACTGGCGCCAAGTTGACAGCTACCCATGCTGGCGTGGCCTGAATAAGCCTGCCAAATAAATAGGCAACCGTCCCGCATATTGGACCGAAGCGCGGAATTGCCGTCATTGATTCCGCCGCGCGTCCTGATTATCAAATCACCAAATCCAACATGAGCGACAACCAAAATCAAGGCGTTACTCTCGCAAATGCCGGCAGCAAGCCGCGCCGCGAACTGGACTACTACCCGACGCCGCCCGATGCCACGCACGCGCTGATGCAGTTCCTTGCGCTTCCCCGCAACGCGGCAGTGTGGGAGCCGGCGTGTGGTGCGGGCGCAATGAGCGACGTGTTGACGCAGTACGTCGATTCCGTTTACAGCACGGACATTCGACAAACGGGCTACGGCATTGGCGGCAAGGACTTTCTCGCAACCGAGTACGACTGCGATGCCGTCATCACGAACCCGCCGTTCGTGCTCTCGGAGCAGTTCATCCGACACGCACGCGACCAGGCGCCCGTCGTCGCAATGCTGCTCAAGAGCCAGTATTGGCACGCAGCCCGGCGCGCAAGCCTGTTTGCCGAAATGCCGCCCGCGTGGGTGCTGCCGCTGACGTGGCGGCCAGATTTCCTGTTCGACCAGCGCGCCAGCGGAGCGCGTGCCGCGCCGACGATGGACGTGGTTTGGACGGTATGGCGCGAGGGGCAGACGGCGACGCAATACCGTCCTCTGCTGCGCCCCGGGCGCATCCCCCTGGCCGCCTGATAGTCCGCCCCGATCAAGCGCCGCCGCCGATTTAATCCGCGATTGATAGCGACTTAATGACGCCAAATTTCAACACCAGTAAATAACGGAGAGGAATATGGAGAGCACGAACGATAAAGGCCGCGACGAATTGCGCGCCAAATTGATCGCCTGGGCCGCCGAAGTCAAGGCGCACCGCTACACGAACCGGCACCTGCCCGGCGAGCCCGCGCACGCCTTCAGCATCGAGCAGTTGGAGGGCCTCTATCACCACATCGCGGCGCATCTGCTGGAGGCGACCGGCTCATGGGTCGTGAACGATGCCGCTGTCGCCGAAATCGAGGCACGCGGCGCCCGCGCAGCCCTGGCCGCCCAGCCGGCGGCCGAGCCCGACACGCTGCTTGCACTGCAGCGCATCTACAACCGCACGCTGGGCGTGCCGGAACTTGCCGACTTGCACGACATCGCCGCGCAGGCGCTGTCCGGCGCCCCCGCAGCGGGGCAGGCGGCGCCCGCACAGGCGCAGGCGCTGACGGATGCGCGCATGCGCGAGGTGCTGATGGCCGAGGCGAACGCCATCGCGACCGAGATAGGCGCAGACCCTGACGGCGAGATTGACGAGGCGGCGCTGACCATGGTCATGCGCTACTGCCGCGCCGTCGAGCGCGCCCACGGCATCCCCGCCCCCACCGGCGCCGCGCCCACGGCCGATTTTCTGCCGCCGCCTGCTGGTGGCTGCGGAGCCTGCGGCGACGCCTGCGCATCGCGCGGCGGATCGTGCCGGGTGCGCGAAGAAAGCCCGCCGCTGCCGGACGGCGCCTCGGGGGCAGGGCAATGAGCATGGACAGCTTCGCCATGCTGCTGGGCTACGCCCTGTGCGCCTCGGGTGGATTGCTGCTGCTGGCCGGCGCCTGCCTCGCAGCCTTCCACTACGCCGGCCGCGCCTGGTTCCGTGCCCGGCGCTTCGTGTGGCTGCGCGAGGCGGTGCAGCACTACCAGCAGATCAAACCCATGCCACTGGATGCCGACGAGCGCGCAGCAGTGCAGGAGGGCGCCCGCCATGGCTGACACCCAAGCCGCCGCCGGGGTGGCGGATGCCGGGAAGTGGCTCTGCCCCGCCTGCGGCTCGCCGTTCCACGCGCACGGCTGCGCCGTCTGCGACATGGGCAAGAAGATCGAACACCTGCAGCGCCAGGTGCAGCCCTACCGCAACCTCGTGGCGGCACTGCAGGCCCAGCGCGACGAGCTGCAGCGCAGCGCCGCGGCTGCGATGGAGGCCGTCAAGACGCTGGAGAGCGAGCGCGCGGCCAACGCCCGGCTCACGGACGAGCTGGAGCAGGCGCAGCGCGAGGCGGAACGCGAGCGCAACGACGCGCAGCGGGCGCGCGAGCAGCTGCAGCACGTCGCCGACATGGCCCGTGCAGCCACTCCCGACGCTGCGCAGGCCGCGCGGCTGGCGGCGTGCTGGCGGTGGAGCGATGCGGCGGCTGCCGTGGCCGATCTGCAGCGCGAGCGGGACGAGGCGCGGGCGGCGCTCAAGCCGTTCGCCGATGCGTTCGAGGAGCCATTCGCCTACAGCTACCGCAACGCCTCGCCGGAGTTCGCTGCGCACCTGGACCGCAACACGATCACACCCAGCATGACGATGGGCGCGTTCCGCCGTGCGCGCGAGGTGATGGACGGCGCCGCGGCGCAGGAGGCGCTGCGGTGAGCCGGCTGCCCGCCGACGTGTCCCGCTGCGGCGGCCGTCCCGCGCCGGGGCCGCGGCTGCGCTTGGCCGACGAGTGCCAGCAGTGCCGGCGGTACACGGACTACGACGACGCGCGGTGCTGGACCGACGCGCCGGACGCCGACCCGTGCCCGCTGCGCATCGAGCCGCTGCCGAGCACCGATCAGCCCCGTAGATAACTCGAATAATCCCGGTTAATCATTAGGGCTGGATTTTCGGCAATTCATCACGCCCATTGGATTACTCAAACGCAAATTACAGTTTACGGTCATCCAATCCATTCATGAACGCTTTCCTCCTCAACCCCGCGAGCACGCGCGACCTGACCACCGACGCCCTTGAATCCCCGGGCCGCCCGCGCGTGTTGCCGGCCGCTTGGTGGGCGACGACGACACCGGATGAGCGGGCTCTGTTCGGTGCTCGCCACGGCATCTACTCCTTCCCCACTGTCGAACTCGTGTCCTGGCTGCAGGAGTTCATCGCCGGCCGCACGGCCATCGAGGTCGGCGCCGGCCACGGCGCGCTTGCCGCGGCGCTAGGCATCCCCGCCACCGATAACTGCCACCAGCAAGCCGACGCGCTGAGCGCCGCGTACTACCGTGCGCACGGGCAAGTGCCCGTCACCTACGGCGAGCACATCGAGCAACTGGACGCCAACTCGGCCGTAGCCAAGCACCGGCCGCAGGTGGTGGTGGCTTGCTGGGTGACGCACCGCTACGACGCCGCGCGCCACGCCGCCGGCGGCAATATGTACGGGCCCGACGAGGCCAAGATCATCCGAGCGTGCGAGCACTACGTCCTCATCGGCAACGCGAAGGTGCATGCAGCCAAGCCGATCTGGCGGCTCAAGCACCGCATCCTGACGCCGCCGTGGCTGTACTCGCGAGCGCTCAACGGGACGGCGGATTTCATCGCAATCTTCGATGGCGGGCGGATGCTGTCGGATCGGGCGCACGCGGTAACCCATGGCTGAGTCCCCCGCTCTGCCCGCCTGGCAAGTTCGCATCGCGGAGTACGGCGAGACGGTCGCGGCCGTGCGCGGCGACCAGTACATGGCCCGGCTGATGCTGTGGTGCCGCACGTGTTACGCCATGGCCGAGCACATGCCGCACGGCAGGGGCCGCGATGTCGCCGAACTAGCGCATGAACTCGGGCGCGAACTTGGGCTGGATGACGCCGACACGACTGCCGCGCTGGCGCTGGTGCTGCGCGCGAAGAACGACATTGACGCCCTGCGGGATGGGAGGTGCGCTTGAAGACGCTGATGGTTGGTGGCCCGCTTCACGGGCGGCGCATTGACATCGACCGCGAGCAGCAGAGCATGCCCGCTGGCGGCTGCGACCGCGGCAGCCTCTACGTGCGCAGGGTGTGGCGGCACCCGGATGGCCGCACCGAATTCATGATGATGTTGAGCACGCTGAGCCTGGACGAGTGCTGCCGCTTGGTGCGCCAGCTGCTGGAGCCAGCAAGGCCGGTGCTGCGGGTGGTCGGCGCGTGAGCAGCATTGACCTGCTCCTGCTTGCGGCGCTTTCGCTGGTCCTGACGGGAGGCGCTGGCCTCGCCACCGGACTGCGCGGCCTATACCTCGTGCGCCTGGCCTACATCTTCGGCGCGAAGAAGGGCGAGTTCTCCAAGCAGGTTCGGGACTTCGTGGACATCGCAGTCCTCGGGGCTATTGCCTTGATCGCAGGCATCTACCTGCTTTCGGTGGTGCCAGCGCGATGA